CTCCAGCATACGCATCATCTCGCCATCCGGCGTAGCCTTCGCCTTAATCAGCTTTTCGTAGAAGGATGCGTTCGAGGAGCAAAGGCTGATTGTCTGCCAGCGGGTGTTGTTGACGCGCAGCTTGTTGCCGCTAGCCTCCATGCGCTCCTTGCCCTTACCGTTTGCCATTGCGTAAGCGAAGTCGGAGAAAGCCAGTGGGGCCATGTTGGTCACTTCGTCCACCGTGTAGGGCAGGTTGTTGTACACGCCGAGGCGCATGATGCTGGCGTTCACCGTGTCCTGCGGGGTCGTGCAAAGATGCTTCGGGTGGCCCCAGACGCTGTTGCACATATGGAGGATGGTGGTCTTACCCGTGCCGGAGTGCTGGTGGATGACGTTGATGATAGCCCCGCTCTGGCCCGTGAAGCGTAGCAGCGGTGCACCGAAGGCAGTAAGCGCAGCAAACGCATTACCTTCAAGCCCTTCGCGTCCGTAGATGTTGAACACTTCCTTCCACTTTTCCAGCGAACCCACAGCGCCCATGTGCGCGGCAATTTGTTCCGTGGTTGATGAAGGTGGGCTGTAGAACACGCCCTCTGCGGTGACTTCCTTGTCACCAATGAAAAATTTGCTGTCGTTGTCAGCCCAGCCGAATTGGAGTCTCATAAGTTCTGCCTTTGGTCCATATTGAAATGTGTCGATTGCGGAGATTAGGTACTCACAGATAAGGTCGAAACGCTTTGAACCAACCATCACGCCTTCGCCTGATAGGATTTTGCGTAGCTCCGCCTTGTCCGTGACCTTGTTGTTGGGGATGATAACCTCTTTCACGCCATCGCTGGGTGTGTGCAGCCGAACAACGGCAACATCACGCTGCACGGGGTCGTGCATACGCTTCACCACATATAGGTCGTGCTGGTATACAAAGACTGGGTCGCCCTCATCCTTAAAAGGTTCCCGCCATATACCGCCTTCTTTGCCGCGATAGAACGGCTTGGGGTACTCTGGGATGGTGACCACCTCCATTTCGCCTGTGCGCTCGTTGAGCAATTCCATCGTGCGGTCTGCAACCGTAGCGCGAGGAACTATCATGCCTAAAGTTATCGGGTTCTTAATCTTCCCGAAGTGTGGGCACCCCGCGCAGCCGCCGGGATTATTTCGTTCAAAAGTGGCGCAATTGTGCGGCTGCTCGATGTGAGCAATCTTTTGCACCGTTTTCCCGGGGTCGTAATCAGGATGCTGGTCCGACAGTAGGTGGATGGACTTATCTGCGTCGTCGCAAAACTTCGCTACTGACAGGGCGTCGAACCACCGAGGCTCCGAGATAGTGGTCTGGTTCTTGTAGCAGTCGAGAAGCTGCTGACATCCCTCACCCTTTGCGCTGCGCGTCATGATGCGCTTAAAGCTTTTGCCGATGCTTTCCTGTAACGCTTTGCCAAGGGCAGTGAGCGGACGCTTAGCTGGCAGCGGCTCCGTCGAGGGCATCTTGACGCCCAGTAAGGTCACGAACACCTCAAAGGGGGTGGGCTTACCCTCATGGATTACAGATACTAGGCTAGCCGGATCGTCTTTATAGTTATAAGTATCCGGTATACGTAGTACCCGCGACACCTCGAACACGCTATTATCGACGTAAAGGTCATGGGTTAGGCAGAGTTCGCGCAGTCGCGCAGCAACAGGCTCCCACTGCTCACAAGTCACTTCTTCGGTCAGCGGCCAGTATACGTGTAACCCGCGCCCCGAATTGACGAGGATGGGTTTGGGTAGGCCGATAGTGCTGCAGAACTTCTGCAACGCGGCGAGGCCGGTGGGTTGGTCGATATAACCATCCGGCCTTTGGGTTTTAGGGTTTACTACTGCCTTGGTAGGTCCGCAGTCGATGTCCAGCCAGAAAGACTTGATAGCTTTGACGTTGCTCTTTTTTCGGCCTGATCCATCAGTGTACTTCGCTACACCGAAGAAAACATTCCGCTTCTGTTGCACCATTAAAGCGGCGATTTCGTCTACTTCCTCGCGGGTCTCCACGAGGTACTGTTTGGTGTTATCGACTCCCTTGATACCAAGCACGGCAAACCATCCAGAGGACGGTTGCACAGCATTCAAGAGGTCAAATTGTGTCATGTGTGCCAGTCAGCGAAAGCTACCTTCCGCATATGCTTTTAATACCAGTAGGCATCTGCCTTAATCGAATTGGGTTATGTAAGCCTCAACCAGTGTAACCAACGATGGCTGTGGGTTAGATGCACCCACAAACCAGTTGTATACCGTCTGACGAGTAACGCCCATCCTCTTCGCTACCACCGTAACCGGAACATCGTGCTTGATGCACATACGTCCGAGGCGGACACCCAACGCTTTGTTGGGTGCCCTCCGGTTAAGGTCGCGTAGCCGAAGGCTGTAGCCTTGCGACATGTTTATCCCTCATCTTCCGAGTCATCGCCCCAAGCGTTCACGATGGACGCAAGGTCACCAGACACGGCGGGAGCCTCTTCGACCGCAGTCGGTTTGGCGCTGCGCTTCACTGGTTCGGCGGGGGCTTCGTCTTCATCATCTGGCTCTTCGGAGCGAGTGACAACGGGCTTAGGCTCCGGCTTCGGTTCGGGCTTTGCGGCTGGCTTCGTAGCACCATCAGTAGCAGCAACAGTTAGCTGCACGTACTTCTTGGTTTCTGGGTCAGCCTGTGCCTCAACAACCAGCGCGTACTCTTCATCGCTGATGCCGCGCAGCGGTGTGAACAGCAATTCCATACTGTCAGCGTTCAAGTCGTAGCTGATGTTGGTCACAACCGTGTCAGGGCTTTCGCCGTTGCCCAGCAGATACTTCACGTAGCTCTCGAACGGATGCACGTTGCCGTTGCCCTTACCGAAGAGCGACTTGGCGGGTACGTTGAACTGATAGACTTCACCAGTTGGGTCACCAGCAAGCAGGATGGCGATGCGGCGCTGGAAGCGGCAAGCACGACCACCGTTGTCACCGGAACCCTTTACGTTCTGTGGGCAGTCTCCGCAGTTGGAGTGCTGCTTGTTGGAGGCAGCGGCTTCTGGCTTATCACCAAGGTTCGACCAGCAGTCAGGCAGCGTGGCCTTTGCATTGGGGTCATACTTGCCAGCGTAGAACGTGCGGCTAACCTTGGGCAGTGCATCAACGATGATGGCATTGAACTCGCCACGGATGGCGTTGCCAATCTGCTCACCGTTAATCATGCGCTTGAAGGTGCCGTTGGTGTTGGTGGCGATGCGGCGCATGTTGTTGGTGGCCGCAAGGGTCTTGGCGAGGCCAGTTAGCTCACGCTTTGACGCGGTTGAAACTGCACCGGACTCTTTGAAAATAGAAAGGTTGCTCATGATTTCCTCTTACTTGGTGGTTGGTTTACGAACTTGGATAACATATTTACGGTCACACTGTAGCCCAGCCGGAAAGGCTTCGGGGTTCTCTTGCAAGAACTGCTTCATGTTGCCGTTGTGGATGCGCTGCTCCAAGAGTTGCGGCACATCGTTTTCCTTGATGAAGCGATACATCGTTTCCCAGTCGCTCGTCCAGTACCGAGCGTTGATACGCCGACTAATCGTGCCACTAGGGGTCTTGATGCTGTCGGCGTTCTGCTCGTTGCAGATTTCCAGCAGCTTGTTGCTTACTACTTCAAGTTGGTTTTTAAGGGCAGTGACAGCTTCCTTGTGCTGCTCTTCCTTCTCGTCGATGGCGTCACGGATTTTCCGGTAAACTGCCACCATATCGCTAACGGGTAATTCGGTTTCGGTCATAATTGCTCCTTCGCCCTAAGGCCCGACCAGAATATCTTAACATTTTACAGTGTCAAGGGGTATCTGTGGCAATTTGCCTATAAAGGTCGATAATTTTTTCGTGGTTTGTGATGTTGTGCTGCAGCATATGATATAGCTTAGCCTCTACGTCGCTACCCCGAATGTGGACAACGGTCATGTTGTTCTTTTGCCCCGGCCTATTGATACGGGCATTGGCCTGTAGGTAGGTTTCCACGCTCGTCACAGGGGCATACCATATAACAGTGTTAGCTGCCGTGAGCGTCAGGCCGTGCGATGCAGCCTGTGGCTGGATGATAAGCACATGCGGGTCTTTGCGGGTCTGGAACTCGGTGACAATCTCACTGCGCCGGTTCACTGGCACCTTACCGTTGATGACATCACAACTGATGCCTTCCTTCTCCAGCCTATCGCGTAGTAGCTGGATGGTGTGCGTGAAGGGCACGAAGACCAGCACCTTATGGCTGGCTTCCTCGATTACCTCCAAGACAGCCGTTAGACGGTTACTGACATCGAACTCGATGACTTCGCCAGTGTCCGTGTAGACCGCACCACCGCTGATTTGCAGCAGCTTGTTAATCTTGGTTGCTGCGTTGACCGCGCTGACTTCCTCACCCGCTGCCTCGAACAACATCTCGTCCTTGAGCAGCTTGTAGTAGGACATCTGCATCTTGGTTAGCGGCGCTTCGCGTTCCATGTAGGTGACATCAGGTAGGTCGAGACAGTCCTTCTTCTCGAACCGGATGGCGGGTTGAAGCACCCTATGCACGATGCTCTCTGCCTGTGGCTTTGCCGCCCACTTAAACTGCGTTACCTTGTACATCACTTGGTCGCGGAACGAGCCGTAGTATTTGGGGCAGTTATCGGGGTTGACCAGCTTCGCCAGCCCGTAGGCGTCCAGTGGTGATTGTGCTGCTGGCGTACCAGTAAGCATCCAAAGGCGCGGCTTGATGGTGTTGACGATGCGGCTAAGCACCTTCCAACGGTTGGTCTGTGCGTTCTTATAGGCGCTGGCCTCGTCCACTACGATTAAGTCGAAGCCACCGTTGATGATGGCATCCTCGACAACAGCCAGCCCATCGAAGTTAAGGATGACGAACTCGTTGCCAGCCTTGATAATCTTCTCGCGCTGCTTGGCCGTACCATGCGCAACGGAGCAGGAGCGGTGCATCGCAAAGGTGAACAAGTCCTGCTGCCATGCAGCCTTCATGATGGATAGCGGACACAGCACGAGGATGCGCTTAATCTCGCCCAGCCTAATCAGATAGTCCGCAGCCCAGATAACCGAAGCGGTCTTACCCGTACCCTGCTCGTTGAAGCAGAACGCCTTATCGTTGAGGGTGAGGAAGGAGGCAGTCTCTTTCTGGTGGTCGAACGGCTTGTGCTTGCCCGACCACTTATAATGCCTCTGGATTGGGGATGGCGGGTTCTCTACGCCAAGCTTCATGAGCGCCTTAGCTTCCTTGAGGCCCCATCTCACTGCTACTTCGTACGTATCCCCATCCTGCCTATATACCGCGCTCTTCTTGATATTGTCGGTAATGGTCTTGGGTTCGGTAGTCTTGACGAGTAGCACCTTATCGTCAACGCTTTGCATTATTTCTTCCGTTCTCGTTTGCTGGTTTCTGACACCAGATTATGCTTACTGTCCCGCTTGAATGAGCGGTTCTTGGAGGCGCTCTCGACGCGCACACCCTGCTTGTTGCTGCCGCCCTTATCGAAAGCGACCTTGTGAGCTACGTCCTTACCGTCACCCTTCTTGACCTTGCCTTCCTTCATGAGCTTGGCACGAGCAGCGTTGCGCGCAGCGCGGCTCTTTTTCTGCTCAGGGCTAGCCTGATACTTGGTAGCGTTCTCGTACTTGCGGTCCTTAGGGTCTTTATACGGCATGATTACCTCCGTGGGCGATGATGTTCGCACTTTACCACAGGACACCACCCACACAAAGGCCCAGATTTAGGGTTCCAGACACCGTTGTCCATCGCAGCATCAAGCTGGTCTAACTGCTTGTCGAACACGGACATGTACTGCGATTTCTCTGTTATCAGGTGGGTCTTCTTAGGGAACTCGTTGCTGACCACATAGGCCAAGCCAGACTTGATGCGCTTCACCTCTGGGAAATGCACGAAGATGGCACCCGCCATGAGGTCAAGCTGCTTCATGTCGGCATACTTGGCGTTCTTTCCGGTCTTATAGTCAATCATATGGGCGTTCCACCCATTGATAATCAGCAAGTCCACGATGCCGCGCCACCATACGTCCTTGTCGAAGAAACCGCATGGTTCGTAGCCAGTGTCCGTCTTGCGGACACCCAGCTTAAGCTCGGTATGCTTCTCACCGGGGAAGTTTGATAGCACTTCCACTACGCTAGCATACTGTTTGAACTTAGGCGGGATCGGTGTGCCGTTCTTGATGAACAACTCGGCAGCTTCGTGGAAGTCGGTCCCATATTGCGCAGCGGGTCCAGCCTCATCCTTAACGTCCTTGGCCACCTTGAGGTGGAAGTACTTCTTCGGACACTGCTCGAAGGTTTTGATGCTGCTATAGGACCAAGCGGTCATGGTGTTTCCTTTATCTGCCGCGCTGCGAGGCGCACTTGGGTTATGGTATTGAGCAGGGCGCGTTTGTCGGCGTCACGTTTCTTACCAAGGGGAAACACTGCCACTAACCTGCCGCAAAGCTTCACCTTATAGTGTTTTGAACCGTCTTCAACCTTCCATGGGAGGCCCGTTTTATCTAGGGCCTCCCGCAACCGCTCCGGCAGTTTCACCGGACCTTGCCTTCCAATCGGTCAGCCACAAGCTGCGCGTATCCGGCAATGTCAATCCAGCTATCCACATAATCAGCGTTACCGTTGATGATACGCCCAAGCTTACTCGCTATCATGTCGAGTGCTTCCATCTGGTCGGGGTCTAGCACCTTATCAGTAGCATTAAGGTGCGTGTGGATTAGCGCCTTAATTTCTTGCGCGACCTCGGCTACGTCCTTGAAGCTACCGTAAGTGGTCGCACGTTCGTTGAGGATTGCGTCGATTTCTTGGGCAGACTTGGCCCCTTCGACTACGATAAACTCACCGGCTTTGGGTTCCACTCCTGCGGTCAGCTTCTTCATAGTTGCGTAGATGTAGCTCTCGCTAACTTTCACGCGTTTTTTAATCTGCGCGGCGGTGAAACCCTCCGTCAACAGTTTTATAATTATATCTGCTTTGCTGCTTTTCCTAGCCATTTCAGTTGCTCCTTACTTTAGGTTTCCGCCCGATTTCAAAATGTCCCCGTTGTAGACATACGTGCCTACGTGGTCCAATTTCACGAAGGGATGGGCATGGATTTTCCCTCCGTGTTTGCGAAACAGTTCGCAAAAGTGGTAATCCTCCGACAACAGTGCACCCGTGTGGTCGATGCTGGAAGCGAAGAACTCGTACGTCAGCGGCTTCTCGTACTCGCCATCTGGTTTGATGAACGATGATGTCCGGTAGGTCGGTACGTGTGGCGCAAGGTGGTCGAACACCCCCCGCCTGATGAGCATGAAGCCAGTGCCACCATGCCGCACTTCAATGACACCGCGCTCGTCGGTCTCAACGTGCTTCTCGTCCACCATATTGAACACAAAGGCACCGCCGTAGTCGTGCAGGTCTTCCTTGCCAGCGGCCACTGCGCGTTTGATGCTATCCCAGTTCACTTCCTTCTTGGGGTAGATGCCACACACGATGTCATCGTCTGCTGCTAGCAAGTGAGCGATAGCCTCCCCATCAAAGCCAATGTCGGCGTCGATGAACATGAGGTAGTCGCAGTCCGTCTCCAAGAAGGTACGGGCTAGCTCGTTACGTGCACGGGTAATGAGGCTCTCGTTGGTCATGTGCGCCCAGCGCACCTCGACACCCAGTTCACGCATCTTGTTCATGGTGTTGAGCAAGCCTAACACGTACATGCCCGTGCACATGCCGCCGTACATGGGGGTGGCAATCATAATCTTGGGGCGTTTAGTTTCGTCAGTCATTTGCTTTTGCTTTCTTGAGTTTCCTGTATCGGGCCTCGGCAGCGCAGATGGAAATGCCCATCTGCTCCGCCACATCCTTCGCCCTAAGGCCGTACTGGAACAGGCCCCATAGCTTTGCTTCTAGCTCCGGCGTCCACTTGAAGACGCCCTTCTTAACCGTTGGCATTGTTGTTAATCCTTCGGAACCGGCCCTTGGCGTCATGCGTGTAGAGTTTCTTACCCATATACCGTGTGGCTAGCTTGAGGAGTTCCCGCGACAGGCGGGTGTTCTCGTCTTGCAGCCGATGAATATGGACCATGTTTACGACGATAGCGCCAATGGCACCAAGGAACCCACCGCTGAAAAGCCCGATGGTGAAGCTGACCGGATCAAACATACTCTCCCTACCCCTTCTTGCGTACTACGAGTTGATACCCAACGTGGACGATTTCTGCTGTCTCACCAAAGATGTTGGTGAAGGCGTCGATGGCAATCTTAGGGCGGTGAAGCGCATCGCGGGGGTTGCCCCACATATAGTCATCAAACACCATCAGTCCGCCCTTGTTGAGCAGGGACCACGACATACACGCATCAGTCAGAACATCCGGCGCTTGGTGGCTTCCGTCGATGTAGATGAAGTCGAAAGTCTCCTTACCGTGCAGCCACGACAGCATGGCAACCGAAGTTCCCTTCTGTTGGATGATACGGCGGTCTGGTAGCTTTTCGGTAGCGAGGACAAGGTTGGCGCGGAACCGCTCTTCGACTTCGCTCATGTTCTCTTCACCATGTTCTTCGCCGCCTTCCCATGTGTCGATGCAGCGCAGCAAGTCACCGTCCTGCATCATGTTCTCGGCAATCCAGATGCTGCTGCGGCCCTCAAAGGAACCGATTTCAAGGAAGGTACGATGCCCTGCTGTGCCTGACAGCATTGGGGTAAGCTGGTTCCAGACTTCTGGTGCCCACTGGAACCAGTCTTTTGTGAATTGGTACTCGGTCATAGTTTTAGTGCTTTCTTGATTGCGTTGATGGTTGAGGTTGAAAGGGTTGGTTCGGGTGGGGTTGCAACGGAGATGGCGTTGTACTCGTCCATTATCGCGCTGGTGTAAGACTTACCCACTATACCTTGGGCACCCACTATACCTTGGGCACCCGCTGCGTTCTGATAGCCCTGTAAGGCAGCACCGCCACCGCCACCATAAACTTGACCTATCATCCCGTGTAGCTGGCTAACATAAGCTTTCTGCTGCTGCGCTAGCGCTGCTTGCGGTACGGTAGTGTTCCGTGCTTGCTGCATCAAAAGGTTACGCTCATACTCGCGCTCTTCCTCTTCCTTGCGGCGGCGTTCGGGGCCGTTGAGTAGCTCGTCCATTACATGTTCATGGACTTCGGCTAGCCGGATGTCCCGCAGCTTTGCGGTAATCGCAGCGTTGTCGGTTTCGTTTCCGTATTCGCGTAGCGCTTCCATATGGCTAGCCCAGCGCTCATAGTACGGCTCTGACCTACTTTGAAACTCTTCGGGATGGCTCTCCATCCGCTTGAGAAGCAGTCGCACGACTGCATGTGGCTCATTATCCGCCATAGCTTTTTCCCATCTTGCTTTCACAGTTTAGTGGTAGGCCAGTGGCCCACTTCGGTTGTACGCGCATACACGCCTCGACAAAGGCGCGGCCCTCATCTGCATCTGCGTCTGGTACGATAGACCCAACAGCATCATGCACGGTCATAGCGACCTTCTGGCGGCGAGAAATCATCAGCATCTGCTCACCAATGATGATACGGGCCAACGCTTGGCACACGTTCTCAATGAGCTTCCCACCATATAGGCGGTTCGGGATGATAGCGCGGCCCCGCTTCTGGTCGTAGACGAACTCCGGCTTACCCTTGTCGCCCATTACCCTACGTAGATTGGGGTACTTTAGGTATAGTCCGTTAGGTAGACGGATACCAAGAGCGTTAACCAAGACCACACCGTCCTTACCCAGCGGTGCGGTTTTACCGTCAAGCATGGCTTGGATGGCATCTTGCCCCTGCCGCCAAAGCGCAGGGATTTTGTGGTATGTCTCGCGGTAGACGCTGATGGTGCGCTCACACTGGCTTAGCGGTGTATCGACGCCGAATGTCTTTAGCTGCGCCTTGAACTTGGGTGGCCCCATGCCGTAACCTGCACCAAGGATGGTGGTCTTACCCACAAAGCGTTCGGGGTCGTTAATATCCTCCATCGGTTTGTTGTAGATGCGGGACGCCATGATTTTATAAACGTCCTCACCGCGAGTGAAAGCATCCACTAGGTCATCCTGCCCAGCCAGCCACGCCAAGGTCCGTGCTTCAATCTGGCTGCTATCGCAGTCGATAAACGTATAGCCCTCTGGTGCCAGCATAGCCTTCTTGAGTGGTGACTTGCGCGGTAGGTTCTGCATGTTCACCTTGTCATCACCACCCCAACGCCCAGTGTGAGCAGCGTAGTAGCGCAAGGGGATTGGCAGTGTGCCACGGTCAGCGATGTTGATGAACCGTTCGGTCCTTGTCTCTTCCAGCGTAGACTTAACGCCCAGCCGTGCTGCCACGATGGCTTGCACCTGCGGGTTCTCATGCTCAAGCAGCGCCTTGAACGCTTCGTCCGACTTGGCGAAGGCGTAGGTTTCCTTACCCGTTGCGGGGCTAGTCTTCATCGGCACCTCAACCCCGTGGAACTCAAGTAGCGAAGCTAGCTTGGGGTTACTCATCAGGTCGGCCTTGTCATAGTTGAGCTTACTCATAAGCTCCGCCTTGGTCGCCTGTACGCGGATGATGTGGTCCTCAAGGATGTTCTTATCGAGGGTCAGCACTGGCTCTGTGAACATGCGGATGGTCAGGTCCACCAGCCGTTGCTCAAGCGCAGGGAACTTAGGTGCCATGCACTCGAACAGCTTAATCGTCAGGTCGCAGTCGTTACGACAATACTCCCCATACCGTGCTAGGTCGTAGGCCGTGAAGTCGATGCGGCGTTTGCCCAGCGCGTTAAGCACCTCTGTGCCCTTCTCGCCAATCTCATAGAACTCGGCCAGCGCTTTCAAGCTAACCCCCGTCTCGTTGCCATGTAGCGCACGAGCCATAGACAGCGTGTCAGCGATACGCTTGGGGCGGATGTCGAAGTGCCAGTTGAGGATAGCCATATCGAACACAGCGTTGTGCGCCAACGCGATAGCGTTGTCCCAAGGGAACAGCTTAAGGAAGCGGCGTACATGCTCCTTGGTCCCACTGAACCACTGCGCGTCGTCGTTACCTACCTTTACAGCTACGCCGATAACCTCAAAGCGAGGGTCACGGATATACTCTTCGGTCGTAATCTTGGAGAGGCTATACGCAGGGTCGTAATAGGTCTCGAAGTCGATGGTAATCAGTTGCATCACCCCCACCATTCCTCTTCCATCGCTTTGCGCTCTTGTTCGGTTATCTTCGGTTTTGTCGCGGCCAGATAGGCGGCAAGGATTATTATCCCCATGACTGTTATGAAAAGCCAGTTGTCTGCGGTCATGCTGCCTTCTCCTTACGGGACTTCTGCGGTTTCGGCAGGGTATAGGGGGTTGAGTAATACTGCTTCATGAGGTCCACGGCTTTTTCAACGGACATAAACCCTCGCGGAACATCTTGCCCGTCAAACTCAAAAGTCTCAACGGACGCATCGTAAAAGTCTTGGTGATGGAAGCCCAGCCCACTAACTTCGATGCCATACCCCATCCACGAGAACGAGCGTTCTCCTCGGTAATGCTCACGCACGTAGCTTGTACGTCCGTCAGTATCACGAACGAAGTCACCTACGTAATGGAGGATGCGCTTACGCTTCCCATCGGATGCAGAACCCGTCACACGTTTGGCAAAGAACCGTTTACCGTCACGCCGGTCAATCGTCCACGAAGCTGACAAACCAGACTTCTGCGCACGAACTAGGATAGCATCTGACGGGCGCTTGGCGGACAGGCATATATTGCATAGGGTAGCGGCAAGCTCATCCGTTGTTTGCTTATCCAAACCTAGCCTTTGTCGTTCAGCAACCATTTCGAGCAGGAAATGGGGGGTCACCGTCTTGCGGTGGGTCACATTGGAATTACCCCTATAACCCTTGCGCCCCTTGTTGCCCTTATACCGTATCACCTGATGAACTATCTTGCTCTCCTTAACGACAGACATTTTATGGTTCTCGTCGTAATGCACGAAGAAGCTCTCCGCGAAAGAGCCAAGGTCATGGTTGTACACAATCACTACACGGTAGCAAATTCCCACAGGTAAGTGGCAATAGTACCCCTCTTTCGCCACATATGTCATGCCGCCCTTGAGCCGCATCATATAGATAATCGACGCACTGTAGGTGTCTTTAGCCTTGTTGTATTGGTCGCTCTTTTTGAAAAAGATACACCGCATCATGGGCGGATTATCCAAAACTTTTGGGAGTAGGTCGTTAACGTAGAACCCTGAATTTTCGGGAACCACAACACCACCAAGCTTAGCCATGATAGAGTATGTGGAAGGGTCATACTTCAACAGCGCCTTGAGGTCATCGAAATATCCCGGCAGGTAGTCCAGTATGTCATGGATGGACACGGCGTTGGCTAGGCCATGCGCTAGAGGGCTTTCGTCGGCCTGTTCCGAAACAGTTGGGGATTGCACCACTAGCTCGGCAGTATGCACAATCTTCTGGGGGCGCAGCCGCTGCCACAAAGCCTTAATCGTCTGGAAGATACGCGCATTGCGTATGTCAGAAATTTTTATCATTTTGGTTGCTCCTTCGATGATAGTTCCCGCACCAGTGGGCGGACCATGTCCCAGTTCTCTTCGTTGGCCACGACAGCCACCCCACCGCAACGGCGGATGTGTTCAATCTCACGGACTTGTAGAGCGGTCAGCTTACCACCACCCGCCTTGCACTCGATGGCAAGGAAGCGTCCGTTCACGCAAGCGATGATGTCGGGGACACCGCTACGTCCGTAGCCGTGGGTTGCGGGGAAGAAATAATAGACACCCTCGTCCTTAAGGACGGAGACTATTTTATCCTTCACCTTCTTTTCTGGTGTTGCTGCCATGAGTTGCTCCTCGGCGGTTATCATATCATTACATTATACAGTGTCAAACACAAAACGTGTCTGCCTAACAATGTTAGTTTGGGTTGTTGTCCATGAACTCAATCAGCACGGAACGCATCAAAGGTGTGCACCCTTTGTAGTAGTCCACCACATGCTGCGGTAGGCGGACGCCTACCAGCTTCATGCGCTCCTTCTTCACCCTGTTGGGGCCACGCTGCCCCCGATAGCGTTTAGGTTCTTCGGTCATTTCCATACTCTCTTATCATCAGGCAGTAGCGCCTTGGTTGCACATGTCTTGCGCAAGCAAGAGCGTACTCCGGCTACGTTAATCTCTGCATTACAATGGTCGCACCAGATAGGCGCGGGTTTGCGTTTGTTCACTTAGTAAGCACCTCGTTCACGCGTCCGATGTTCACACTGAACAGGTTAGCAATCTCTTGCTGCGTAGCAGTAGGGTAGGCGTTGTAGTAGGCGCGGATGGCCTTGGCTATCGCGGGGGTCATAGGCTGCGAAGCCGTAGGTCGCCGCACGTTCTTGTGCACCTTCTTCTTGTAGATGGTCAGCCCGTTACCTTCGAGCTTGGTGATGATTTTCCTAGCCGTAGTGAAGTCGAAGCCACCTGCCTCCATCAAGGCGAAAACTGCTGTCGTGCTCATGCTGCTGTTCCTTCTTTGGATGATATGAAAAACTTATCCTTGTCCACACGAGCGCCGTGGCCCTCGATATATGTGTGGTTCTCGACCATCTTAAGGATACCCAAGGACCGCTTGATATGTGACGGTAGGTGATCCGTGTCGAAGATGCTTGTGACTCCGTTAATAACCACAATATACTCGTCGCCGCGCAGCATCACGGTGGCACCGGAGCCGTTGGTTACGGCGTTGGCAATCTCATGCGTAGCCAGCTTCGCCTCGTATGCCTCTGCCATAACATCTAGTGTCATAGGGCTTACTCCTGCGTCGATAGCCAGTTGCTTGATATGCTCCCAGTTGTTCATGGTGTAGTCCTCCAAGAAGTTGGAGAGGTGCTGATACTTATAGTCAAACTCCCTGCGGTGCTTGGTCGATAGCATTGACACAACGGCATTCGCCTTACCAAGCGTCTCGGCCACAACCTCGGCAACAGTCGGACCGTGGAAGTTCTTGGTTATGAGCTTGAACGCCTTCTTCAAGTCCTGCGTGTTGGTGGAGCTACCGCGCTGCCTGTTGCCTTCCATACGTTCATTGTTGATGGATATAACATCGCCACGGTTCTCGTAGGTCTTCCATATCCGGCCCAGCTTGGCGCTGCCCTCGTAGACATCGAACGAAGTTACGTTGAACGTTGTCGTGTCGCTCACGTGAGCTAGACTGCGTCTGCTTGTCACGAACTTCCACTGGGGCCGTGCCTGTGCCAGACGCCGCATCAGCGGTAGCATGAACGGATGTATTGTCGTGTTGGCCGTAGTAACCTCGGTGTTGTTGGTGACGTTCTTCCTATTCTCGAACAGGATGTTGGGCATACCCAGCGGTATGTAGTCGTTCTCAATCTCGTTCATTGTGCATTTCCTTTGCTTTTTTCCAAGCACCGATTGCGTCGATAGCTTCAATCATGTCGGTAGAGTTTCGGATGGCGTAGCCTCGCCCATGCTTGGCGATGAACTCCTCGTAAGGCTCAACGCTAACAATGTTAGTTTTGAGGTTGGCTACGTCATACGTTTTGGTGATTACCCACAGGCTCACCACTCATATTCCTTGAGGATAGTGTCGAGCTTGCCCTTGAGCTTGGCGCGAGTAAGCTCGTCATCTTTGATGTCTTCGATGTCCACGCCAATCATCGCTACCTCTAGCTGCCTACGTGCATCCTCAAGCTTGGGGTCTTTGGCTACGTTGAGGTGCGTCAGCATTGCGCACATCTCCTGCGCATTGGTAACGAACGTGTCGTGCCACCGCTTCTTGGTGTCCTCGTCACCCTCTGTCAGCTTGGCAGACATGGTGCCAAGCATCTTGTGCAGTTGGTCCCACGGGGTGCGCATAGCCTCGGCCAGACGGTCATCGAACGCCGACTGATAGCTCTGCTCCATCTCACGTATATCCTGCGCTGGCAGGTCGAGACGGAAGTCACCGCTCTCTGGCACAGGCGAGAACACAAGGCGGTAGCCGAACTTCTCACGCACCGTATCGGGGCTGGGGTAGTCATCCTGATTGAACAGGGTGCCCATGTAGTTGCTAGCGGTCTGCACCAGTGCAGGGTAGTTGCCGATGAACGTATCGACCATCTGGTTGAACGTGTCGCGCCGGATGTTGGCCTCTGCCTTGTAGTCAAGGAATAAGCTAGTAGGCAGTAGCCTCGCACCCTTGTCGGCCCAAGGCAGTGTGCGGGTGTTGTGCCACAGGCGACAGCCAGCGGCGTAGTCGGCAATCTCCTTACGCGCCGATGTGCCAGCCATTAGGTTCTTGCGGACCTGCGCTGCATCGCCTGACGTTGCTCCGTTAGATGTAAGCACACCTTCGGTAGCTCCCTTGTCCAGCTTGTTAGCGGTCCATACGCTGATGTTCATTTCCACCAGCACGGCGGATGATGTGATACTCATTGATTTGCTCCTTAGTCTTGTGGCTTGCCAGCCAGCTTGGCCACCCGATACATTGCGTCGGGTAGTAGGTTTATGGTGACGTGGTTTCTGGATAGCGTCACTTCCTGCTCCCAGATAAAGTAAGCGACGGTAGTAGGCGTGACGGTGTAGTCGTGCTTGACCTTAAAGCACTCGGCCTTGGCCATAATTTCCGCCACCGTAACGGCGTCACTGATGTCCAATACGTATTCGTTGTGGCCTATACCGATGATTGCTTTGCCCATTGGATTACCCCTCTCAATTATCTTTAATGTGAACCGTCTTGCCCACAGGGGCAGTGATTGTGCTGCCGCGATATGAGTTGCAAACCACCCACATGATGGGTGCATCCCAATCCGAACCCCAGTCATAAATCTCTCCGTCAGTCAGCATGATGATGCACTCTGGCTCAATCTTCTCTTTCTTGAGGTAGTGCATCATGGCGCGTGGGTCCGTGCCGCCGCCACCTCTGGGCTTGGTCGAGCTAACAATGTTAGCCATGTCATGCTCTTCGTAGACCTCATGCCCTGCAACGCTGGCGTCCCAATAGATAAGGTCAATCTTCTCTGGGCGAACGTCCTCTGCGATAGACTTGACCTCGGACAAGAAGCGATTGATTTCCGAACCGCTGATTGAACCCGATGTGTCTATGCCAATAGCCAGTGAGCCAACACGCTCCCCGACCATCGTGGGCATGTAGATGTCGGAGCCAAGGAACCTACGGTTAACCCTACGCCATGATGACGTATCACGGGCATTGCAGATGGACTTGACGAACTCGCGCAATACCTCGCGCCAATCAATCTGCGGCTCAAGCAGGTCGCCTAGCTCACGGGACATATTGCCCGACTTGTTACCTATAGCCTTCTGCTCGGCCATCATGCCTTGACGGATAGCTTGGTCAATCTCGCGCTCAAGCTCCTTCTTCTCCTCGGCGTTGAGGCCCTTGGCACCATCCCAATCATGGTCATCGAAGCCCTCGCCACCTTCGCCTTCGCCACCACCGCCGCCGCCGCCTTGGTCCTTCTGCTCCTGCTTGAGTATGTCGAACACCTGCTTGGCGTTAAGACCTTTGAAGCGTGTATCGAAGCAGCCGATGCGCTCCCCCTGCTTGTCGCGTGGGAACGCAGCCCATTGCTCTGTCGGGTCGGACTCGACAATCATCAGGTTAATAACGTAGTCGCAAGCCATGTTAGCCAGACGGCGGTCCTCGTCCCACAGCTTGCGCCAGATAGTCAGGTGACGCAGCGCCTTGTGCATGTTCTCATGCAGGATGACGAAGGCTAGCTCCTTGTCGGTTAGGCCTTTGACAAACTCGCGTCCGTAAAGCTCGTCGCGTCCGTTGGTGCAAGCGGTGGGAATGTGGTCTGATAGTTCCGTCTTGCCCACCATCATGATGCCGGACCACAGCGCGAACTTGGGGTTACGCATGAGGTCAATCTTGACCTTCTTGAGCTTGCGCTCGACCTTATCTTTTTGTTCAGCTAACATTGTTAGGTGCTCCTCGTTGAAGTTCTTTGACCTGCTTGAATACGTCTAGCTCGTCCTTGGCCCACATCTTGATGTCGTGCGGCCAACCGTTAATCCACAGCGTCACCACCCAGACCAATGGGTCACGGGGTGTCCGCTTCATCTCTCCTAGCTCGACCTTCTTGCCTGTCAGGATGGGAGGCGGCGTCAGATTACGCCGCCTGTTCCGGTTCATGATGTCTCTGCTCACAGCAGGTCTTCGTTCTGCTCCAGCCAATCAGCGAACGCTTGGTTACTGAATGCCATTTGCTGCTTAGCTGCGTTGGCGCATAGGTTGATGGCGAAGCAAGCTTGCCACTCGTTGTCGAACCGCTCCATGTATTGCAGGAACGGGGTAAGCGACTGCTTATCGACCTTCTGGATGGCACCGAACACAAGCACTGCGGATGCGCCAGCAGACGTAGGCACCTGCGCCGACTTAGGCCCAGCAAGGATGCTGTCCCATGAAGGTAGCTGGTCTTGGTAGTCGATGAACGCTTGCATATCACGGGCAGCAGCCTCACCGATGGCACCCTTGAGCGCAGCGATGGTAGCCTCTGCACCGTTGGTCTCACGGCTCCTAACAATGTTAGATGCGATGGCGAGTGAGCGCGGCGATACGTAGGCAGTCTGTTGCTTGCGCGGGTTGTAGATGTAAGGGTTATCGCCTTGGCTGTCGTCCGTATAGCTAGCTAGGGCGTGAGGGAATTGACGCACCCATGCCATGATAACAGGGTCAATCTCGCTATTGACTGCCCACTCAAGCCACTGCGTATCGTCAGGCTTGGCGACAACAATCTCGACAATACGGTTGCGGGTATGCGCCTTCATGTTGTCGCCTACACCGTCAGTCAGCAGGTTGCCCGTCATGAAGATGATGCTCTCCTCGTCGATGCTAACATCACCAAGGCGCGGGTTGGTAACTTCCAACAGCGGGTGAAGCATGTTCTTGATAGGCTCGGCACCCTTGGTGAACTCATCAAGCATGACGATGACGGGCTTGCCCTCATGTAGACGGAACCGCGCATTGGGGTAGTAGCGCGTCACCTTATACTCATGGTCAACCACAGGCATGGCGATGTCGCCAAGGTCCATGTTAGGCACATCCATGTATGCAGCTAAGTGAGTAGACGCTAGCTTCTGGGCAATCATGGAAAGCATGGTGGACTTACCAATTCCCGGCTCACCACGAACGAGGAACCGAACCTTGGGGTTGGTCATGATAAGGGTAGCGGCTTGCTTGAGGCTCACGGTTGAGCCGAAATTGATTGTAGTCATGGTAATCGTTGCTCCTTCTTATGGCTAGCTTAATACCAGCTAACACTGTTAGTTTAGATATTGATACCTAGATAAACGCTAAGCCATTGCACCGGCTTGCATTTACAATTATCCTTGTATAGCATTGTTATGTTAATGTCAATACATTCTGGTCGATGGTCTGACCGAATGGGGTGGGGGCGCAAGCCCCCTAGAAAATCCCTTTGAACCTATCGAGCTTTAGCTCACCGCGAGGTAGTATGTGGGCGTCGAACATCTCGTCACGATGATGGCGCATGAGGGCGTTCTCTAACTGGGCAAGCACATCGGCCCGTCCTACACGCCAGCAATTAACCCAAGCGAACCATGCGAGCGCCTTGTATTGGTCCTCTGGCTCTTTGCTTAGGGCGAAGTCCAGCACGCAGGATGCAGTGTGGTAGTTGAGGGCTGGTTTCTCCGTAATCACAATCCGTCCACCCATCAGCTTCGTTATGTTCTTCACATACCGGATGAACGGCGCGTAGCGTGAACGAACTTCCTTAGCCTTGGCGCGGTTCTTGGTATGGATGACGCATGGCTGCGGGTTGACGAAGTGGTAGAGCGACGAGCTAACATTGTTAGGTGTTTGCTTGAAGATGTTGTCCTCGGTTGAATGTAGGATGTGGTAGCCTATGTCATCTGTCCCGCGATACGTGTGCGTCTTGCCCTGATGCGAACCGAACCACATAGGCAAGATAGCGTTGAGGTATTTGCGCGTGGTCATGCTCTCATGGCCACCCTGCCTTACGATGACAGTTCCATCCGGCTTGTAGCGCACGATGTCCGTCCGGTAGAGGCGCACGACGATGTCGTCGCCATCCTTGCGGATGTTCGCGTAGCTCTTGTTCCTTGCACCAAGCGGCTTGCACTCTTCGGCACGGCCACGGATGGGTTTGACTTCACTTTCCCAGCGGACTGCATCCGCGTAGGTTTTCATGACGCGAACGTCATTAGGGTTTGCTCCAAAAGACACTAGTGTTCTCCTTGTTGTGGCTACGTCCGTAGCCATAGTGGGTTTAATTAGCCCCGGTGGGCGTTATTAGTAACAAGCGCAGTCGCACATGCACATGTCCCGCGTCTCTTCGTAGACCTCGGCGCGGATGGTATCGAGGCGCTCGGTCAGTGCGATAGCCAGTTCCTTCCAATCAACGTCGATGCCGTAGTCTGCCTGTTCGCGCAGTGCGTTGTGCGACATGTCACGGTAGTAGCTGCGGTCTTTGCCGCCAATGATGATGTTTTTCTTCATGCTGATGCCTTTCTATCTAGCTCGTTGCGTAGGTGAAACTCACGGAACAGGGACATCCCGCGCCGCTTGCCGTATTCGATGCAAGCCTTGTTGAGTTGTGGCTCAAGTGTGCGTAGCTCTCGGCGTAGCCGCTCCACCTTCTTGAGTAGGCGGATAGCCTCTCTGTCTGCGTGCTTGTCTAACATTGTTAGTCTTCCTCTTGGTCGCGGCCCTTGCCGCTGGCTTCGGTGATGATGGACTTTGCATGGACTCGCACCGCGAAGAGCTTGGCTTCGAGCGCATGGATATAGTTGAGGGTCTTGCGCAGCAGCTTCTTATCCTCGCTGTCTGCGGTGTTGTCACGTAGGTCGCGGAGGTCCGCTTTATCGTCTTGGTTCACTGTCCTGTTCCAATCTTGTGTATCGCTGCAAAGCCAGCGCCATTGCCTTCGGGGTCACGCTGGATGACAACCCACATGAGGGTATCGTCAACCACACCGCCGTTGCCATCATCCCTGCCCATAAGCAGGACGGGCCACGGGTCGCCGCCCTCCTCGTCAGGCTCAAGCTGCACCTTGATGACGGTCAGCCCGCCAAGTTGGGCGTAGTGCTTAGCGTAGTAGTCGGTGTTTTTGTGTTGTATGCTTATGTTCACTATCTTCTCCTTCACTCAAAAATGATGCTGCGCTCGACGCCAAGTCGGTGGTCTGCATAGCTGCTACGGTCCGTCTCGATGTCATCGGCATCCTCTCCGACACGCACGAACTCATACTGGGCACGATGGTCACGCTCGTCACTGCGGAACGCTGCGCTGAACTTCTCAAAGGCTTCGCTAACATTGTTAGGATGTTCGTAGCCGGAATACCATTTCACATCGGTGTAAGCGCACATGATGTAGTCATCGCCGTAGGTAATCTCGACGCACCACTCGTCCTTGGCTACCTGCACAGGATAAGTCTCCTCGAACCACAGCTTGAGCGCAGCGAACGGAAGCGGGGGTTGTCGTTCTTCGTGTGTCCCTTCGGTTAGATAGAACACAACCCGAATGTCTGAACGATAGCCCATTACTTCTCTCCCTTGGCTGGCTCGATGCTATAGATAGCGCCATGCTCGGTGATGAAGTCAGCGGCTACATATGCAACGTCAGTGTCTTGCTCATAGTAAGCGATGGGGTAGCGGTCTTCTGCTGCGAGCTTGGCTGCTGCATAGTTGGGGAAGGTGTCGATGATGGTGCGGGTGGTCATCGTGGGGTAGGCGATGATTTGGTAAGGCACGGAAGCGGGAGCTTCGAGGTTGCGCTCGTAAGCATGACGGGATGCTTGGTCATCGAGGTAGGCGATGTATTCTTCGAGGTCGATTTGCTTATCTAACATTGTTAGGTCTTTCTGTTTGCCATGCCATCCGGCGTGGGCTTGGGTGTGAGCAGGGAGGTTTTCTCTGCCTGATTAACCTTGTATAACATGGATGCGCCCATGTCAAGCGATACTGGTTGAGGTGCGACCAAGAGGCAATCTGGTGATGTAAGGGAATTTGGGGTTTTGTAAGACGGATGTTAAGATTTTAGTTTACAATGGAAATGGTCGGAGAGCCTAGAAAATGCTGGGGTTTTTGTGTTGTTGTATTGTATTGTTATAATGTTAATAGAAAATAAAAGTATAACCGGTTCTTTTCGATGGTGATGTGCCGCACTTGCGGAGAGGGCCAAACGCTCTCCAAATTCCGGTCGTAGTTGAAAAATGGCCTTACAATATAACATTACTTACAACCCGCAGAAATGCGCCATTGTAAGTTTTACAAACGCCAACCCGACATTTTAACTTTTTAACATCTGCCATCCGCCCACACCTTATGCCTACGGAACTATCATAAAGGTGGCTTGACTTAGGCACAAAAAAGCCCCATGCACTTCGTGCATGGGGTTCGCAAGGCGGCGGGGCTAACATTGTTAGGCCGGAGTTATCACCATCACAGCCCAGAACAGAATGAGGAAAGCGGCATATCCAAACAGGTAGGTCGCTATGCGGAAGGCGAGCTTGATGCGGGTCATGTGTTAGGCTCCCATTGCTGCGTAGATGTTGGCGGTGATTACAATCAGGGCGAACAGGCCCAAACGAATAACTAGGTTCCACTGCATGTCGGTCATATCTTATCCCTTCTTGATTAGGTGGAGAGCCTAACATTGTTAGGCTCTCCCCGTTACTCACTTTGCGATAGTCGCAACGTCCAGACCAAGGGCCTTGAGCGCGGCCTCGATGTGAACTTGAGCGGCCTTGACCTTGGCAGGCAGGGCGTCCTGCTTATCGTTGAACTTCCACAGCGCGGTCAGCTCTTCGACATTGCGGAGCATGGCGGAGCGTGGAGCGGGAGCCGCACCGTCCGACTCGCCTTCACCCTCAACGGGAACCCCGTCGATAGTCGTCTTGCCACTAGGTGCCAAGCCATTGGCAAGGTTGCGGCCATAGTCACAGATACGCTTGAACGGAACGCTAGGGTTGCTATGGCCAGCGGTCTTGAGCGCCGTATAGAGGTCGGTCTTGACAACCTTGAACGCCTTGGCGTCCTCGCTCTTTTCAGTCGGTGACATGTCATACCAAGCGAAGGGCAGCATGTCATTGAACTTGGCGGCTATGCGGATATGTGAACCGTAGGCTTGCTTGCTTGCCTCAATCATATCGGCAAGGATAGAGCCAAGGGTTACGTCTGCTACGTTAAGGTCGATACCTTCAACAACGGTCGATGCAATCATGATATTATTCCTTCTATATGCCACGCTATCCAGTGTGGACTTGGTTGGTCGAGGCGGCGTCTCCGTCTCGATGATTGAATAAGACCATGTTTTTCCGTGTTATGCAAGGAAAAACTAACAATGTTAGCCCATGTTCCACGTTTGTTCCGCAATTAGGGGGGAGGGTGTCGTTTGTTCCACGTTTGTTCCCCACCCTAGGGCCACCCCCGCTGTCAGGGGCATTGGAGTCCCATTCGCCTATACATACTGTTTTGCACAGTCGATCACGTTTCCCCGAGTTTGCCCCCCCCACCCCCTTACATTTATCCTGCGGATCGCGGCCACTTCGTACACAGGGAGACCCCCCGTCAATGGTACCTTGACATGCTTACAGGTAGGGGGGTATGTGCAAGTTCTGCTCCCTCAAACCGGACGCTGCGCCACATGCCTATTCTAAAAGTTGAAGCCACCGACGAGTTTCCAATCCCATACGATTGGGCTGATGAGGAAACCGCGAGCTTCGCTGATGAACTGGTAGTAGCGGGCGGCACCGCAGAGCTTATGGCACACCTTGGTGCCCCTATTGAAGTAGCTCCTGAAGACTTCGAGCGTGAGAAGAAGCTCCTCGAAGCGGTTGTTAAGAACCAAGACAAAGAACCCCTGACCAAGATCAACACGGCTTACGCTGCTGCTGCCTTCCTGCGCACCTACGGACAGACGATGGGTGTGGATGCGAACCAAGCGCGTGCCGCCATTACCCATAAACTCATGGAAATCGCCAACTGTGGTGAGACCAAGTACGAGCTTAAGGCTCTCGAACTGCTCGGTAAGCACTCAGACATTGGCTTGTTCACGAACAAGTCAGAGATTACGATCAACTACAAGAACCCCGAAGAGCTTGAGAACGCCATCAAGGAGCGCGTGAAGCGCCTGCTGAACGCGGACATTATCGACGTCACCCCGCTGGGCCGCGACCTAGACGAAGAGCTAGGCATCGCAGAGATGCCCGACGAAGAGGACGATGATGCTAACTGACATCTCGTTACAGGATATACCCGGTATCTTACCTTCTTTGTCCATAACAGAGCAGGAGCTACTGTTAGCCCAGCTTGAGAAGCTTCAGGAGCTTAAGGGTAAGAAGCTGGCGCAGGACAAGTTCCTCGCCTTCGTGGGGCAGGTCTGGCCAACATTCATCGGAGGACGGCACCATGCGCGCATGGCTGATGCGTTCGAGCGCGTTGCAAGGGGTGAGTGCAAACGCCTCATCATCAACATGCCGCCTCGTCACACTAAGAGTGAGTTTGCCTCCTACCTGCTCCCTGCGTGGTTCCTCGGGAAGTTTCCCCACAAAAAAGTCATTCAGGCGTCCCATACGGCAGAGTTGGCCGTTGGCTTCGGACGTAAGGTTCGTAACCTTGTAGATACCGATGTGTATCGTAACATTTTCCCCGACCTTGTTCTGGCCTCGGACTCCAAGGCGGCTGGCCGATGGAACACAAGTAAGGGCGGGGATTACTTTGCTATCGGTATCGGCGGTGCCGTGACCGGTAAGGGCGCTGATGTGCTCATCATCGACGATCCGCACTCCGAGCAGGAAGCGGCGCTGGCCGAAATTAACCCTGACATCTACGATAAGACGTACGAATGGTACACTTCTGGACCTCGTCAGCGTCTGCAGCCGGGTGGTGCCATCGTCATTGTTATGACGCGGTGGTCGAAGCGCGACCTCACGGGGCAGGTGCTTAAGAGCGAAGCTCAGCGCGGCGGCGACGGGTGGGAAGTCATCGAATTTCCAGCGATTTTGCCCTCTGGCAACCCACTTTGGCCTGAATTTTGGTCCATGGAGGAGCTTTCGGCCCTTCGTACGGAACTTCCGAACTCAAAATGGCAGGCGCAGTACCAGCAGGCCCCGACATCCGACACCTCCGCTATTATTAAGCGTGAGTGGTGGCAGATTTGGGACAGCGACGTCCCTCCAACGTGCGAATTTGTCTTACAAAGCTGGGATACGGCTTTCGAGAAGACACAGCGTGCCGACTATTCAGCGCTTACAACGTGGGGTGTGTTCTATCAGCCCGACGATAACGGCCTTGACCAAGCTAACATTATCCTCCTCAACGCATTTCGAGAGCGAATGGAGTTCCCGAAGCTAAAGCGAACAGCAGTTGATGAGTGGAAAGAATGGCAACCGGACAGCGTGATAATCGAGAAGAAGGCTTCAGGTGCGCCTTTGATTTACGAGATGCGGGCCATGGGGATACCGGTGCAGGAGTTCACTCCGAGCCGTGGGAACGACAAGATCAGCCGTTTGAACGCTGTGAGCGACTTGTTTGCGTCTGGACGGGTGTGGGCACCTGCTACTCACTGGGCCGAAGAAGTGATTGAAGAAGTGGCGTCTTTCCCCGGCGGCGAACACGATGACTTTGTCGATAGTACGTCCTTAGCCCTAATGCGTTTTAGGCAAGGTGGTTACATCACAACTAATCTCGACGAACCGGATGATATTGTGTACTTTAAGAGCCGTAGGCACCAAGGATATTACTGATGGCGATTGATAAAGCTCTTAACCAAGCCCCTGTGGGGCTAGATAGTACACTTTCTTCAGGCGTTATGCGGGGTGTAAACACCTCGGATGAGGGCATCGAGATTGAAATCGAAGACCCCGAAAGCGTCTCGATCCGCACAGGCGACATGGAGCTTGAGATCGACCCTGATGAGGTCGATGAGGACGAGTTCAACGAGAACTTGGCCGAAAAGCTCGATGAGGGGCAGCTTACAGAGCTTGCTGGCGACCTTATTGGTGAGTTCGAGGAGGACATTTCGTCGCGTAAGGATTGGATGCAGACCTACGTAGACGGTCTCGACCTGCTCGGTATGAAGATTGATGACCGCACTGAGCCATGGCCCGGTGCTTGTGGCATCTACCACCCGATGTTGTCGGAAGCCTTGGTTAAGTTCCAAGCGGAGACCATGATGGAGACGTTCCCGGCTGCAGGGCCGGTGAAGACGGAGATTATCGGTAAGGAAACGCCTGAGAAGAAAGATGCTGCTCGGCGCGTCCAAGACGATATGAACTACCAGTTGACCGATGTGATGGTCGAGTATCGCCCTGAACATGAGCGGATGCTGTGGGGGTTGGGCCTTGCAGGAAACGCGTTCAAGAAGGTGTACTACGACCCATCACTCGGTCGTCAGGCATCAATGTACGTACCCGCCGAGGACGTCGTTGTACCTTATGGCGCGTCCAGTTTGGAAGTCTCTGGGCGCGTCACCCATGTGATGCGGAAAACCCCGAACGAGATGGCCAAGCTGCAGGCCGCTGGGTTTTACTGCGATGTCGAGCTTGAAGAGCCTACAGATAGCCTCGATGAGATCGAGAAGGCTATCGCTGAGAAGATGGGCTTCCGTGCATCGACAGACGACCGGTACAAGCTGCTTGAGATGCAGGTTGACTTGGTACTGCCTGACGACAAGTTCACCAAGGAAGAGACTGCAGCGGACATCGCTGTCCCTTACATTGTGACCATCGAGAAGGGCACAAGCACGATCCTCGCCATCCGTCGTAACTGGAACCCCGACGATGAACTTAAAAAGAAACGCAACCATTTCGTACATTATGCGTACATTCCGGGCTTTGGCTTCTACGCTTTTGGCCTTATTCACCTTATCGGTGCTTTTGCTAAGTCTGGTACCAGCCTTATTCGTCAGCTTGTTGATGCTGGTACTCTATCTAACCTCCCGGGTGGCTTCAAAACTAAGGGACTACGCGTCAAGGGCGATGATACACCTATTGCCCCTGCTGAATGGCGTGATGTAGACGTAGCTTCGGGGACAATGCGTGATAACATCATGCCATTGCCTTACAAAGAGCCGTCACAGGTCCTTTATTCGCTCCTCAACACCATCGTTGAAGAAGGCCGTCGCTTCGCTGGCGCTGCTGACCTGCAGGTTAGCGATATGTCAGCTAATGCTCCGGTGGGCACGACGCTGGCCATCCTTGAGCGTACGCTCAAGACGATGTCGGCGGTTCAGGCACGCATCCACTACTCGATGAAGCAGGAGTTCAAGCTCCTCAAGGGTATCATCCGCGACTATACGCCATCGACGTACAGCTACGAACCGGAAGAAGGTGGACGTAAGGCCAAGCAGGGCGACTATGACATGGTCACGGTCATCCCTGTTAGCGACCCTAACGCTGCGACAATGGCGCAGAAAATTGTGCAATATCAAGCAGTTCTGCAGCTTGCACAGGGCGCTCCACAGATTTACGACATGCCGTATCTGCACCGTCAGATGCTGGACGTACTGGGTATCAAGAACGCCCAGAAGCTCATCCCGTTGAAGGATGATGAGGATATGAAGCCGCGTGACCCCGTGTCCGAAAACATGGATGTCATCAACGGCAAGCCGGTTAAGGCGTTCATCTATCAGGACCATGAGGCACATATCACGGTCCATATGTCCGCGATGCAGGACCCCAAGATTGCGCAGTTGTTGGGCCAGAACCCCAATGCGCAAGCGATGCAGGCTGCAATGATGGCCCACATTAACGAGCACTTGGCGTTCGCGTACCGTAAGCAGATTGAAGAGCAGGCCGGTGTACCGCTGCCTCCAGTCAATGCTGAGATGTCACCCGACGTCGAGCTTCAGATTTCCCGTCTTGCGGCTGCAGCGGCTCAACAGCTTCTCCAGAAGAACCAATCCGAGGCTCAGGCTCAACAGAACCAGCAGGCGGCTCAGGACCCAATCGTCCAGATGCAGCAGCAGGAACTGGAGATCAAGAAGGGCGAACTCGAACTCAAGAAGCAGAAGATGCAAGTTGATGCCGCTGAGAAGCAGGATCGTCTTGAACTCGAAGAGAAGCGTATCGCGGCTCAGGCTGAGATCGCGGGGATGCAGGTTGGTGCCAAGATGGCGACCGATAAGGCCAACCTGTCAGCCAAACAGCAGGAAGCAGGGCTTCGTATGGGTATCGAGGTAGCTCGTAACCAGATGGAGAACGTGCGTCAGCTAAACGAAGCTAGCGCCCCTACCCCCGAGACAACTGAGGAACAATAATGAGTATCGACCTGTTAAGGCACCTCTCAAACAAGGTGCAAGAAGAACTTAGGGTTATCGAAGCGGACATGGCCATGGGCAATGCTGCCGACTACGGTGCCTATAAGTACGCCTGCGGCATTTATCGTGGTTTGCTGGTGGCGAATAACCTTATCGCAGAAACCGCGCAACGAATGGAACAAGATGATGACTGAGATTATTGGTGCGGCCAAACCCGCGCTCGTTAACCTCGATGGTAAACCTATTGTAAGTACCCCCGCCGAACCGGAAGTGCCGGTTGAGGACCGGGCCACCCAGCTTCCAGCACCTTCCGGCTATCGCATCCTGTGCGCTATCCCTGAAGTGGAAGAAAAAACCTTTGGCGGCATCATCAAGGCCGACGAGACCAAGAAGTTCGAGGAGCTTACCACACCGGTACTATTCGTCGTCAAACTCGGTCCCGACGCTTATGCCGACGAACGTAAGTTCCCATCAGGCCCTTGGTGTAAGGAAGGTGACTTTGTGCTCACCCGCCCGCACGCAGGTAGTCGTGTAAAAATTCATGGCCGTGAGTTCCGTCTCATCAATGATGACTCGGTCGAAGGCGTCGTGGAAGACCCCCGTGGCATCAGTCGCGGGTAAAAACGGGTAACCGTACATAGGAGAAGTAATATGGCTACGCAGCCTGATGATGACTTCGATTTTGAAATCGAAGAGGAGTTTGCGGAAGGTGGTTCCGCGAAACCAAGTATTGAGGTCGAAGACGATACCCCGGAGGCCGACCGAGGCCGTGAGCCGATGCCGAAGGAAATCGTTGACGAACTCGAAGCCGACGAACTCGAAGAGTATTCCGAGAAGGTCAAAGTCCGCCTGAAGCAGATGAAGAAGGTTTGGCACGATGAACGCCGCGAGAAAGAGCGGTATCAGCGTGAGAACAACGAAGCTTTAGCTGCTGCTCGTGCGGCGCTCGAAGAGAACCGTAAGCTGAAAGCTACGCTCTCTGAGGGCGAACAGACCCTTGTTGGTAGCTTCAAGCAGTCAGCAGAACTTGAGCTTCAAGAAGCTCGTCGTGCATACAAAGATGCGTATGAAGCAGGCGACTCCGAGCGCGTTATCGAAGCGCAGGAAAAGCTTACAAATGTGCAATATAAGCTCCAACAGCTTGCCGGGTATAGACCTACTTTACAAGCTGTAGAAGAAGGGGTACAAACACCCCAACAGCAGGTCCAAATTCCTCAAGTGGACCCCAAGACGACTGCGTGGCAAGAGCGCAATACGTGGTGGGGAACCGACCCGGAAATGACGGCCTCTGCTCTTGGGCTTCACCAGAAGCTGGAGAGAGAACGAGGTTCACAGTTTGTGGGCACCGACGAATACTGGCAGACCATTGACAAAACGATGAGTCGGCGCTTCCCCGAATATTTTGGGGAGTCAGAGAAGCAAGTTTCGGACACCCCGAAGCCCAAATCTGCAACTGTGGTTGCACCCGCTTCGCGCAGCACATCCGCCAAGAAGATCGTGTTGAAACAGTCCCAGCTTACGATTGCTAAGAAATTGGGCCTTACCCCCGAGCAGTATGCCCGGGAAGTCATGAAGATGGAGCGTTAATCATGGTACAGAATAAGCTTATGGAAGAACTGAATGAGGTCGATGTGGCGCGTGCGCCCCGTCAAAGTCGTGAACAAGAAGAGCGCAAGAAGGTTTGGCAACCAGCTTCAACGCTGCCCGAACCGGACAAGCAGCCCGGATATACGTACCGTTGGGTTCGTGTTTCCACGCTCGGTGTGAACGATGCCCGCAATATCTCTGCCGCTTTCCGCGAAGGTTGGGAGCCGGTAAGTATTGAGGAGCAACCGCAGTTTAAGTTCATGGTGGACCCGGACAGTCGCTTCAAAGACAACATCGAAGTCGCAGGTTTGTTGCTGTGCAAGGTACCAGAAGAGTTTATGGCCCAACGTCGAAAGCATTTCGAGGAAAAGACCCAAGCTCAGAATGAGTCCGTGGACAACAACTTCATGCGAGAGAACGATCCGAGGATGCCGCTCTTCACAGAACGTAAATCTAAGACATCGTTTGGCTCAGGCAGATAATCTTAGGAGTTTAGAAACATGCCATACCCTACTGTTTCGGGACCTTATGGTCTCATTCCGATCAATTTGATCGGCGGTCAGGTTTTTGCTAGTGCTACTCGTTCGATCCCTATCGGTTCTGGTTCTGCAACGTCCATCTTCTTTGGTGACGTCGTAAAGCTGAACTCGTCGGGAACGCTCGATAAGGACACTGGTACGAACTCGGCTACCCCTGTCGGCGTTTTCCTTGGTTGCTCGTACACCGACCCAACCTATGGTAAGACGTTCCGCCAGTTCTACACAGCTAACACTGTTGCTTCAGACATCGTTGCACTCGTGCAGGATGACCCTGACGCGCTGTATAAAGTTGCCGTAGTTTCGAGCGGTACCACAATCGGCACAGTCACCCGTGCAAACGTCGGTGAAAATGCTGTTTTGGTTCAGAACGCTGGTAACACCACCAACGGTGACTCGCGTGTCGCTATTAGCGCCACCACGGGTACTACCTCGACGTTCCCCATTCGCATTATCGACGTCATCCCTGAGACTTCGCCTGCTGGCTTCCCCGGTTCTTACACCGAGGTTGTCGTCAAGTGGAACCAAGGTATGCACCCTTATCTCAACCCAACCGGCGTCTAAGAGGAGTCTAACACATGGCGATTTCACGCGCACAACTTCTCAAAGAACTCCTTCCCGGACTGAACGCTTTGTTTGGTTTGGAGTACTCGCGCTACGGCGAAGAGCATAAGGAAATCTTTGAGACCGAAACCTCCGAGCGTTCGTTCGAAGAAGAAACCAAGCTGTCGGGCTTCTCCGCTGCTCCGGTTAAGAACGAAGGTTCGGCCATCGCATACGACAACGGTCAGGAAGTCTTCACGGCTCGCTATACCCATGAAACGATTGCCCTCGGGTTCTCGCTCACGGAAGAAGCCATCGAAGATAACCTGTATGACAGCCTCTCGGCTCGTTATACTAAGGCTCTTGCTCGTGCGATGTCGTACACCAAGCAGACCAAGGCTGCTGCGGTTCTGAACAACGGCTTCAGTGCATCCTACCCCGGTGGTGATGGCGTGGCTCTGTTCTCGACTTCGCACCCGCTGGTTTCCGGTGGTGTCAACTCGAACACGCCTTCGACGCAGGCTGACCTTAACGAAACGTCGCTTGAAGCTGCAGTCATTCAGATTGCTGCTTGGACCGACGAGCGTGGTCTGCTCATCGCTGCGAAGCCGCGTAAGCTGGTCGTTCCTCCGAGCTTGATGTTCGTTGCTACTCGTTTGCTCGAAACCGAACTTCGTGTCGGTACGGCTGATAACGACATCAACGCCCTCAAGAACAACGGTTCGATCCCAGAAGGCTACACCGTCAACCACTTCTTGACCGACACGAACGGCTGGTATCTCACCACCGACGTGCCAAATGGTCTGAAGCACTTTGTTCGTACGCCAATGGCGACGGGCATGGACGGCGACTTCGACACCGGCAACGTGCGTTATAAGGCCCGCGAACGTTATTCGTTCGGCTGGTCTGACCCGCTCGGTATGTTCGGTTCTTCGGGTTCTTCGTAAGAACTTGAATAGGGGAAGAGGGAAACCTCTTCCCCTTTTTATTTATGTGGTGTATGCTTACACCTACTAGGTTATAACCCTGCATCAACTGTCCTAGCAGACGTAGTAGCGATGGTGTGGGGATGTGCTACTACACGGAGATATTATTATGGCTAACACTACCTTTTCGGGTCCAGTACGTTCAGAGAACGGCTTCCAGATCATCACGACCAACACCACCACGGGTGCTATTACCACTGGTGCTACGCTCACAAAGTTGCGCACGGCAGCGGCGGCACTGGATTTCCCGTCGATTTCAGCCGCCTCACAGGCCGACCTAACCATTGCGGTTACTGGCGCTGTGGTTGGTGACGAAGTTGCTCTGGCTCTCCCCGCTGCTCCCGCTGCGGGCATCATCTTCAACGCGTTTGTCTCGGCTACTAACGTAGTCACAGTTCGCGCTTCGAATATCACGGCGGCTCCGGTTGACCCGGTTTCTGCTACTTACAGCGTCCTTGTATTTGGTGCTAACTAATAGCCACTTGGTAGGAGGCCGGTCCTATGGCTACGCAGAACGAAAAAGGTTATGATTTGGCGGGGCGCAGCGTATTTATTGCGCTGCCCGCCTACGACTTCAAGGTATCCTTGAAGTTGGCTATTTCATTGGCCCGGTTCGCACAAGAAGCTCAGCGGCACGGGGTTGATATTCAGATCGGCAGCATTTGCGGATGTTCTGTTGTCTCCCGTGCCCGCAACCTGCTCACGCAGGATATGCTGGACTCCGAATGTACGGACCTGATGTTCATCGACAGTGACATCAACTTTGAAGCTGCCGACATTTTCCGCCTGATGGCTTGGACCACAGACCCTAAGAAGGGTATCGTTGCTGGTGTGCCACGTACGCGTAGCACTACCAAGACGTACATCGCCACTCTCGATCATGATGATAGCGGCCAGCTTACGATGAATGGTATGGGCCTTGTCCGTGCCAAACGCGTAGCTACCGCCTTCATGATGGTGCGCCGCGATGTCTTTGAGACCCTCGATGCCGCTCACCCCGAGTGGCGTTATTACGACGAACGCTCGGAGCGCACCGTCCCCTGCATGTTTGATTTTATGAAGACCGACGAAGGCTACATCGGGGAAGATTATCTCTTCTGTGACCGCGCTCGTGAACAGGGCTTCGAAGTCTGGGTCGATCCGACCATCAAGCTGGGCCACATGGGCGTGCAAGAGTATGAAGGTGAATTTGGTAAGGACGTCCTCTACCCGATGATTGTCCCCCCACAAAAGGATGCTGCATAATGACTGGCTTTACCGCTGTTGATGGAATTACTAACAAGTCGATCCCCGTTGGTGGTACGGCTTCTTCAGGTGTGGGCGTCAGCAACGGTGCCATTTACACGGTCGCCGCTCCTGTATCGCAGGACCCTGTCGGTAAGCTGCGTGTTTCGCAGCCGCAGGCACTTATCGACACCGACTTTGAATACGGCACTCAGCCTACGAAGTGGGAGTCGCTTTCGCTCCAAAACAACCGCCAGAGCGTGTACTACCTCCCACAACGGCCACTGACGATAACCTCGATCACTGGTTCGGGTCGTACGATGACGATTGCGGGTACTTTCGTAGTCGCTGCTAACACGCCTGTTTACATCCAGAACGCTGGTGACCCTAACGCCAATGGTTGGTGGTGGACCGTTGCTGGCGGTACGAACAGCATGACGGTAACGACTGCTGTCGCTGTTTCCGCGACTAACTGCTTTAACCCAGCCCTGACGTACGCATATACCGGCGTGTTTTACAGCGGCTGTGGCATCCTGCTCGGTTCGACCAGTGCGTTTACGTACGTAGGCACGACCATCACTTGCACTACTACGGCTGCGCATGGTCTCGCTGCCGGTTCGCTGATCTACGTGCGCGGCACGACTTCGAGTGCTGGTGGCGCAATCAACGGTGCATGGGTTGTAGCTACAACCCCGACCAATAACACTTTCACGTTTGTGGTTGATACAGCCCCCACAGGCACGCTGACTAACGTCGCAAACAACCTCACGCTCTATGCTCGCCCCGCCGGGTATGTAGAGTCGCGTGCGTTTGATGGTGGTGTAGCTTTCTCGGCTGGTTCGGTAGCCCCGAACTCGCAGCTTGTTCGTCAGACGCGCCGTTACTTCCGTTACCAATCCGGTAAGGGTATCCAGTTCTCGACGGGTACAGCGATGAAGCCCGCGCTGTTCGTTACGAGTGTGACCTCTTCTGGTACGACTGTGACGGTTAACACGCGTTTCGCCCATAATATGGCTATTGGCGCTACAGTCCTTGTGTCTGGCTGTGACCAGTTCCAATATAACGGTACATGGGCAGTTGCTTCCGTGCCAAGCCCCACGTCATTCACCTATGTGGCTAGTTACGCCCCTACTGTAACTCCTGCCACCGGCTTCCCGATCCGAATTAGCCCGAACACTTGGTATTGTTCGTCAAACCGCCTCGGCTTCTATGATACTCAGAACGGCCTGTTCTTTGAGTATGATGGTCAACAGCTATACGCTGTGTGGCGTCAAAGCATTCTTCAGATCAATGGTACAGCTACGGTTACCAATGGCTCATCTGCTGTAGTTGGTACTGGTACAGCGTTTAGCAGTCAGTTGAAGCCGGGTGACTATATCGTTATCCGTGGCCAGTCCTATCGCGTGTCCACGATTACCAGCGACACAGCAATGGAAATCACACCGGAGTACCGGGGTACCTCGATTAACACCACAGGCGCTGGGGTCCTTATCTCCAAAACGGTTGACACTCGCGTGCCGCAGTCGCAGTGGCTCGACAAGCTCGATGGCACAGGTCCTTCCGGTTACACGCTCGACCTTACCCGTATGCAGATGTTTTACATCGACTATTCGTGGTATGGTGCTGGCTTTATCCGTTGGGGCCTACGCACCGGTAAGGGTCAGGTGACCTACGTCCACCAGCAGACTAACAACAACGTGCAGTACGAAGCGTATATGCGCTCCGGTAACATGGCTTCGCGCTACGAGTCTAATGGTACGGCACCATCCACCTACTTAACTGCTAGCCTAGGCACAGGTGCCGCAGGTACGGTAATTAACGTAGCAAGCACGGCTGGTTTTGCTCCTTCAGGTACGATCAAGGTGAACGCTGCTGGCGCTGCTGGTGTGGTTGAGTACATGACGTATACCCTAAGGGACGCTACTAGTTTTGTAGTTGTCGCTCGTGCGCAAGCGGGTGGCCAAGTTTCGGCACAGTCGTTTACCTACTCGGCAACGGCTCCGGTCCAAGTTGAGTTTGCTTCGCCGGATACGAACGCTTCGCTGTCGCACTGGGGTTCATCGGTTATCATGGACGGCCAGTTCAACGACGATAAGTCGCTGGTTTTCAACTATGGTACGGCAGCACCTGTTTCGATCACGAACAACACTACGGTGCCGATCATGGCTATCCGTGTTGCTCCTTCCGTAGATAACGGTACGACGGGCCTCTTCGGAGCTAAGGAAATCATCAACCGTATGCAGCTTGTTCTTTCGGACATGGCTGCGGTTTCGTCCGGTACCCTACTTGTTAACCTTATCCTCAACGGCTTCTGCACGGGCTTTACCGGTGCTTTCGGTTCCGTTGCCACGGGTAGTCAGATTACGTCGTCACTGGCGCAGATCGCGGTTAACACGAGCGCCACAGCTACAATCACAGGTGGTGAGTCGGTTACGGCTCTTTACTCAAGCGGTGTTAACTCGATTGATCTTAGCAACGTCCGTGACTTGGGTAACTCGATCCTTGGCGGCGGTGTCACTAACACGGTGCCTACCTCGCAAGCGGACTTCTACCCTGACGGCCCAGACGTTCTATATGTGGTTGTTTCGAACAACAGCGGCGCTACCGTCACATTGAACGGTGTGCGTTTGAACTGGAAGGAGGCACAGGCGTAATGGCTAAGACCCCGGCTTGGACCCGTAAAGAAGGTAAGAACCCTAAGGGCGGTCTAAACGCCAAGGGTCGTGCATCCTACAATAAAGCCAACCCGGGGAAACCCGGGTTGAAGGCTCCACAGCCGGAAGGTGGCTCGCGTAAGAAGTCATTTTGCGCCCGGATGTCGGGTATGAAGAAGAAGCTGACCAGTGCTAAAACTGCGAACGATCCAAATAGCCGGATCAACAAATCCCTCCGTGCTTGGAAGTGCTAACATGGAGATGATGGTATGGAACATCATCTTGAGTGCCATCGGCGCAGGCATGGGTTTTATGCTTAAGGGTAGGTTCGATGAGATCAACCGTCTGGGTATCTTGTTGAACCGCACGCGGGAGGAAGTCGCTCGTGAGCATGTAACGCGGGCCGAGATGAACGTCATTGTCGATAAGCTCGGTGAGCGGTTCGATAGGTCATTCGAGCGCCTAGAAACAAAGCTCGATAGTTTTGCAGGTAGGAGTTAGGTCATGGACAAAGAAGATATTAAACAGGACAAAGCCATGATCTCGGCTGCTGTCCACAAACACGAAGCTAAGATGCACAAGGGCAAGCCTATGACAAAGCTTGCTAAGGGCGGTTCCGCTTCGTCTCGCGCCGATGGTTGTGCCCAGCGTGGTAAAACTAAAGGTATGATGGTATAATGCCTTCTACGTCAGCCAAGCAGGCCAAGTTCATGCGGGCAATCGCCCACAGTCCTTCGTTTGCTAAAAAAGTTGGCGTGAAGCAATCGGTGGGTAAGGATTTTGAAATGGCTGATAAAAAGATGAAAAAGTTCGGTTCCGGCGGCGGCGTAACTAAGCAGATGCCTACCTCCGATGCTATGGGCAGTATGGGTATGGCCAAGGGCGGTAGCGCCAAGGGCAAAGCCAAGGCGAAGGGTAAGGCTATGATGGCTGCAGCCATGATGAAAGACCGTATTGGTCGCGCTCTTGCTGCTCGCGGCGCAGAAGCTCCTATGCCTCCCGCTCCTTCCGCACCTATGGCTCCTGCGGCTCCTATGGGTGGCGCTCCTGCCATGAAAAAGGGCGGTAAAGCTAAGAAGTACGCCAAGGGCGGCGGCATCGAGAGCAAGGGTAAAACCAACACCAAGATGGTCAAGATGGCCAAGGGCGGCTCCATCGACGGTATTGCTATGCGCGGTAAGACGCGTTGCTCAGGCGCTAAGTAACATGCGCCCGTCTCGGGGTATGGGCGATATAAGCAAGTCCAAAATGCCTAAGGGCATGTGCGGCGGTGGCAAGATGGCTAAGGGCGGCGGAGTTGGTCTATATGCCAACATCAACGCCAAGAAAAAGCGCATCGCTGCTGGGTCTGGTGAGAAAATGCGGAAGGTAGGTGCAAAGGGTGCGCCTACCAAAAATGCTTTCGTACAGTCAGCAAAGACGGCTAGGAAAAAGTAATGACTACGACTGGCACTACAGCATTCAACTTGAACCTCAACGACCTAGTCGAAGAGGCTTTCGAGCGCTGTGGTGCTGAGCTTCGTACGGGTTACGACCTCAAGACGGCTCGCCGTAGCTTGAACCTGTTGACGATTGAGTGGGCTAACCGAGGCATCAACCTATGGACCATCGAGCAGGGTTCGATCCCCTTGGTGCAGGGGCAGATTGTGTATGACCTTCCGGTCGATACGATTGACCTGATGGAGCATGTTATCCGTACAAACCCCGGTACGTCTTCCAACCAGCTTGACATCAATATCAACCGTATCAGCGCCGACACTTACATCACAATCCCGAACAAAAACGCTCAGGGTCGGCCTATCCAAGTGTGGATTAACCGGCAGTCGGGTGCGGACTATCCGGTTACTGGCGTGAAGCCTCCGCAGATTAATATCTGGCCTGCACCAGAGCAAAGCAATTACTACACCTTCTTCTACTACCGCTTGCGTCGTATGCAGGATGCGGGTGACGGCGTTAACACGCAAGACATCCCGTTCCGCTTCCTCCCTTGTATGGTAGCAGGATTGGCATATTATCTGTCGATGAAAATCCCCGGTGCTATGGAGCGCACAGGGATGCTGAAGCAGATGTACGACGAAGCGTGGCAACAGGCTGCTGACGAAGACCGTGAAAAGGCTCCGTTACGGATCGCTCCGCGCCAGATGTTTATCTAGGAGGTACGATGCCCAATCCGTTTGCCTCTGGTAAGTGGGCTATCTCAGAATGCGACCGCTGTGGCCAACGCTACAAGCTCAAGCAGCTTAAGAAGCTCACCATTAAGACTAAAAGCACCAATATCCTTGTGTGCCCAACTTGTTGGGAACCTGACCAGCCGCAGCTTCAAATTGGCATGTATCCAGTTGATGACCCTCAGGCGCTGCGTAACCCGCGCCCTGATGTCAGCTACTGGCAAGCAGGTATGACTGGGCTTAAGATAAAAACTCAGGGTGAAGTGCCAGCTAGCAACCAGTTGGCTTTTGGTGGGCCTAGTGATGGTAGTCGTATTATTCAGTGGGGGTGGGGTCCTGTAGGGTTGAATAATCCTTTAGCTTTGCCTGATCTCGTAAGTACGCTAGTAGGTACAGGTGAAGTAGGTACGGTAACGGTACAAACGTAGGAGTAAGTTATGGCTAAGGGTGGTAAAACCAACGAACAAATGTTAAAGCTGGGCCGCAATCTCGCTAAGATTGCCAACCAGAAAAGCGCTGTGCGTTCAGTTCCAAAGAACGAAGTGAAGGTGGTGAAGAATGGCTAAGTTCAGCATGAAAAAAGGTGGTAATGAGGTTGGTCCTGCCAGCGTCTACGCCAAACCACACAACATGTCGGGTGGCACTGCCATCGACCTCGGCAATAACGGCTATCCAAATAAGATCGCCAACACCCAAACGCTGCGTACCCGTGGTACTAAAAACACCACCCGTGGGAACAGCAGCAGCACGAAGATGGGCTAATGAACTACGCTGCTCTTGTCTCTGCCATTAAGGCGTATACCGAAAACGACTTCCCGGACACGGCGGGGTCTGGCGGTCTGACGTCCACTGAGCAGATTGACATCTTCATCCAAGAAGCAGAGCAGCGTATCTTCAACACAGTCCAGTTGCTGGACCTGCGTAAGAACGTGACTGGGAACGTCACATCAGGAAATAAGTACCTCTCGGTGCCGTCCGATTGGCTGGCGAACTTTTCGCTGGCTGTGATCGACGGTGATGGGAAGTACAGCTATCTGCTGAATAAGGATGTAAACTTCATCCGTGAGTCGTTCCCTAACCCGACCAGCACGGGGCTTCCTACGCATTATGCGTACTTTGACGAGAACTCATATATTCTCGGCCCCACACCCGACGCTTCTTATTCGGTCGAACTGCATTATTTCTACTACCCACCGTCCATCGTGACAGCCGGTACCACATGGCTTGGCGACAATTTCGACAGCGTGCTGCTCTACGGCTCTCTGTTGGAAGCTTATACCTTTATGAAAGGTGAAGCAGATGTTATAGCTGGATACCAGAAACGGTATGACGAAGCGATGGGTATGCTCAAGCAACTTGGCGAGGGCAAGAACCGGCAGGATATGTACCGTACACCACAAGCTAGGTACCCCGTACGATGATTGATGAACTTTCCTCCGCTCTTGGCACTGTGCAGGTCATGACCACAACTGGTCGTGGTTTTTCCGCAGAAGAGCTTGCTGAGCGCGCCCTTAACCAAATTATCAATGTAGGTGATAACGCACCTCCGGTAATCGCGGATCAGGCTCGCGCCTTCCGAGAGAACCTGCGCGAAGTGCTCATCTACTTCATGCGTGAGGCCATGCGCTCGCGTAACGTAACTCTGGCAGCTAAGTTTACCGAAGCTGGGTTTCCTGAGCTTGTAAAACTGATTGACTCTTAAGGAGAACACTAATGCCCATTACTCAAGCTATGACAACTAGCTTCAAGGCCGAAATCCTGCTTTGCGTGCACGATTTCCGTAGCACAGGTGGCGACACCTTCAAGCTGGCGCTGTACACTTCGTCGGCTACGATTGACGCCAACACGACTGCTGACACGGCGACCAACGAGTCCACCGGTACGAACTACACGGCTGGCGGCGCTGCGCTGACCAACGGTGGTGTGACTGCTACGAACACCTCGGCCTCGGCTGGTACGGGTTTCACGACCTTCAGCAACCTGACATTCACAAACGCTACGGTTACGGCTCGTGGCGCGATGATCTATAACACAACCCCTTCGGCTAACGGCACGGCGAACACCACGCTGACCAACGCTGCTGTGGCTGTACTAGATTTTGGCTCGGATAAAACTTCAACGGCGGGTGACTTCACCATCATCTTCCCGACGAATAACAATACCTCGGCTATCATCAGGATCGCATAATGGCCTTTGTTATCGCTAACCGCGTACAAGAGACGACGACCACTACAGGCACTGGCACGGTAACCCTTGCTGGTGCCGTTAGTGGCTTTCAGTCGTTTGCGGTTATCGGTAACGCTAATACTACCTACTACACTATTACCAGTGGTACAGCTTGGGAAGTAGGTATAGGTACGTATACATCCTCTGGTACTACGCTAGCACGTACAACGATCCTGTCGTCTAGCGCGGGTGGCTCGGCAATCACCCTTAGCGGTACGTCTAACGTATTCTCGTCGTATCCGACAGAACGTGCGGTCATGACCGACGTTGCCCAGACTATATCCAACAAGAAGCTCCAAGCGTATAATGAGACCGTAACGACATCTACTCCCTCTGCGGGTACTGTTACGCTCGATCTCAGCACGGCCAACGTGTTCACGGTTACCCTAACCGCGTCTACCACTGCGTTGGCGTTTTCGAACTTACCGGCTTCGGGTGCATCTTTCTCCGTCACGCTTATCGTCAAGCAGGACGCGACAGGTAACCGGCTCTTGACATATCCTGCTAGCTGTAAGTTCACAGATAGTGTATCCCCAGTTCTCGCCACGGCTGCTAACCGTACTGACGTCATCACCTTTTTTACGGTAGATGGTGGCACTACATTCTATGGCGGTCAGGCTTTGGCCAACCTGAGCTAACAAGGAGATAACGGAATGCTCGTAGGTATCGCAAACATCCATCTTTATACCGGTCTGTCCTTGACGGGAGCCGACAGTGCGGAAGCGCTGGCTTGGATGCAGGACAATGATATTCCCCATACTCACCTGCATTATGGTGACCCAGCGCAGCATCAGAGCGTGTTTGACGCGATTGGTACTTGGACATTCGGTGGTGCTACCATCGAACTTACAGAGTTCCCTTTCGTAATCTATGAAGAGCGCCACGATGATTACAGCACAGTCCATCAGTGCCTGTACGGCCTTGACGCTATCAAAAATTCCAACTTGGTGGAACTCGTCGCTCTGACTGCGGAGTAACCAATGCCCGCACTGGCTTCCTTGCTCCGTACCCGCACTCTAGTGCAAGCGGGCAGCATTACCATTAACAGCAGCCAGACTTGGACTGCTCCTTTTGGTGTGCGTAAGGCGACGGTAGCCGGTGTGGGTTCTCCCGGAAACGCTGGCACGGCTGGTAACCCCGGAAACGCTGGTACTATCGGCGGTGCAGGGAATGCAGGGAACCCCGGAAACAATGGTGTAGGTGGCCCCGGCGGCACTGGTGGGACCGCTGGCGCTGCTGGCAACCCCGGCAACGCAGGTGGGATCGGTAACTCGGGCAACCCCGGAAATAATGGCGCTGCGGGTACTGGGGGTGCGGGCGGGAACGCTGGTGCTGCAGGTACAGCAGGAAACCCGGGTGCCATAGGTAACTCGGGCAACCCCGGAACTAATGGCGCGGCTGGCAATGGTGGCGCTGGGGGAAACGCAGGCGCGGCGGGCAACCCCGGCAACGCAGGTGCCATAGGCAACTCAGGAAATCCCGGAAATAACGGCGCTGCCGGTAACGGCGGTGCGGGCGGAAACGCAGGTGCTGCGGGTAACGCAGGGAACCCCGGCGCTATAGGCAACTCAGGAAACCCCGGCAACAATGGTGCTGCGGGTAACGGGGGTGCTGGCGGGGCACGAGGAAACGCAGGAAATCCCGGTAACTCAGGTGCCATAGGCAACTCAGGAAACCCCGGAAATAACGGTGCTGCCGGTAATGGTGGTGCGGCTGGCGCTGCTGGTAACCCCGGTACTGCAGGTAATGCTGGTCGTCCCGGCGGAGGCGGCGGAGGCGGCGGAGGTTCTGGCTCTGCTTACTTTGTCCCTGATCTCGACCCCGGCACCGCAGGTAGTGCGGGTAGTGCGGGTAGTGCGGGTAGCGGGGCTATCAATGGTAACGGCGGTAGCGCGGGTAATGGTGGTAACTCCCCTGTCCCGTCTAGGCCCGGAACACCGGGGGGTACAGGCAACGCGGGTACTTCGGGTGCGGCGGGTAACGCTGGTACAGCAGGGACAGGAGCGGGAACAGGCGGTGCGGGTAACCCCGGCGGCGCAGGTGCTAACGGTGTTGCAGGAAATACAGGTGCAGCAGGGAACGCAGGTACCGGTGCAACTTCGGGTAGCGCGGGTTCTCCGGGTAACGCGGGCGGCGCAGGCGCTAACGGTACTGCAGGAAACACAGGCGCTAACGGCAACGCAGGCACTGGAGCAACTGCAGGGGGCGGCGGAACTCCGGGTAACGCAGGGGGCGCAGGTGCTGCTGGTAACGCCGGAACCACAGGTGCTAACGGTAACGCAGGAACTGGCGCAACCGCAGGGGGCGGTGGAACTCCGGGTAATGCTGGTGGCGCGGGTGCTAATGGTACTGCGGGCAACACGGGTGCCGCAGGTAACGCAGGGACTGGAGCTACTTCTGGAGGGGCGGGAAGCCCCGGTAATGCTGGGGGTAATGGTGCCGCAGGTACGGCTGGGAACACAGGTACGGCTGGTAACGCGGGTACAGGTGCAACTTCCGGCGGCGCAGGCGGCGCTGCGCCTACTACTTGGCCGAATAAAGCTGGTGTGGCTGGGACTGCGGGTAACACAGGAAACTCAGGTGCTGCAGGTAATCCCGGCACTACTGGTTCGGCAGGGAGCGCGGGTAACAACACGGTATTTGGTGCGCTCTATACCTTCCCCGGTACTGCGGGGGGTACTGCCGGAAATGGTGGTACGGCTGGCGCGGCTGGCCCCGGAGGCACGGCAGGTACCGCTGGCGCTGCTGGTAACGCTGGTAACACAGGGTCTATTGGTAACGCAGGGAACCCCGGAAATAACGGTGCCGCAGGTAATGGCGGTGCGGGCGGAAACGCAGGTGCCGCTGGAAACGCGGGTAACGCAGGTGGGATTGGCAACTCAGGGAACCCCGGAAATAACGGTGCCGCAGGTAACGGTGGCGCAGGTGGAAATGCTGGCACTGCGGGAACCTCAGGAAACCCCGGTGCTATAGGCAACTCAGGGAACCCCGGAAATAACGGTGCCGCAGGTAATGGCGGTGCGGGCGGGAATGCTGGCGCTGCTGGCAACCCCGGCAACGCAGGTGGGATTGGCAACTCAGGGAACCCCGGAAATAACGGCGCTGCCGGTAATGGCGGTGCGGGCGGCGCACGAGGGAACGCAGGAAATCCCGGCAACGCAGGATCAATCGGTAACTCAGGAAATCCCGGTACCAACGGTGCTGCGGGTAACGGTGGCGCGGGCGGTGCACGAGGTAATGCGGGCAACCCCGGAAATATCGGTGGTAGTGGTAACCCCGGAAACAACGGTGCCGCAGGTAATGGCGGCACTGCTGGTGGCGCTGGTGGTACGGGCGGTGGTGGCGGCACTGCTAATCTTAATGGTAACGGAGCAGGTGGTGCTGGGGGTAGTCCGGGCGGTTCAACAGGGTCAACTGGTAACGCTGGTGGCGCTGGTGGTTCAGGCGGTTCGCCTTTTGGGGGTAGTGGTGGTCCGGGAGGCTCTAGTGCGTCTACCACTGGTAGTGGCGGCGGCGGCGGCGGTGCTGGGTCTGCTGGTGGTGCGGGTAACCCCGGTACTGCTGGTGCAGCGGGCAACGTAGGCGCTGCGGGTAGCGCAGGTACTGGCGCAACCTCAGGTAGTGCGGGTTCTCCGGGTAACGCTGGTGGTGCTGGCGCTAACGGTACCGCAGGAAACACAGGCGCTGCGGGTAATGCCGGTACTGGTGCCACTGCGGGTAGCGGAGGAACTCCGGGTAACTCTGGCGGTGCTGGCGCTGCAGGTACGGCAGGGAATACGGGCACGGCTGGTAATGCTGGTACTGGCGCAACTGCAGGTGGCGGTGGAACTCCGGGTAATGCAGGTGGCGCTGGCGCTGCAGGTACGGCAGGGAATACAGGCACTGCGGGTAATGCTGGTACGGGCGCAACCTCAGGAGGTGCAGGCTCTCCGGGTAATGCAGGTGGCAACGGCGCTAACGGTACCGCAGGTAACACCGGTACGGCAGGTAACGCAGGCACGGGGGCGACATCAGGCGGTGCGGGAAGCCCCGGCAACGCGGGTGGCAACGGTGCTGCGGGTACCGCAGGAAACACAGGTGCTTCAGGTAATGCTGGTACCGGTGCAACTTCCGGTGGGGCCGGTGGCGCTGCGCCTACATCTTGGCCGGGACAAAGCGGTGGCGCTGGTAATGCTGGCGGTTCTGCTACTCCTGCGTCTCCGGCAAACTATGCCAATACTGGCCTTGCGCCACTCAACCCGTATACGGTAACAATTGGGTCGGGTAGCGCCGCTGGTCAGGTGCAGGTCAGTTGGGCACGCCAGTAGACCAAAAACGCATGGAGCTTGTCATGCGGTGCTATGACAAATTGCCGGTTCATCTACGTGATTGGGTGTCTAGCCTGTCGTTCAGTTTGCACGACGACCACATTTTACGGGGTGCATCCGAGGTTGAACAGTGTAAAGCATTTATAGAAAGCGGGGGGCAACCCGACTTCCGCGCCGGAAATGGGCAGAATTAATTTATGTTTTGGAAGCGTAAACCGAAGCTAGAGTTCCTCACGTACGATCAATACCTCGGTAATATACCTGCGCCGTACGAGGCCAGAAAACTTATCCCTGATTGGTACAAAGCTCTAAGTAAGCGTATGCATCCCGGGCTTGATAGCGGCACACTTAAGCGCTGCCCACCATTCTTGGATGCTATGGTAACTGGGTGGATCATCCCTCTCGCGGCTGATGTCGAACTTACGGCCAATGACGATGCTTCAGGTATATCGTATAGTTCGAAGTTTAGTCGCCCTATGATTGAGAACCACCTCCAAGAGCAGGTGACGAACGATAAATGTCCTGCGCCTCATAAAAACCAGCCACCCATGAAGTGGATGAACCACTGGGCTATTAAGTGCCCTCCGGGTTATTCGCTGCTGTTTATGCCGCCGCTCAACCGCCCTGATCCGCGCTTTACGGTATTTTCTGGGATGGTGGACGCAGACGGCTACTTCGAGTTCATCAACTTCCCCTTTGTATGGAACGAGCCGGGGTTCCATGGCATCATCCCTGCTGGTACTCCGCTAGTTCAGGTTATCCCGGTCAAGCGCTCGGCGCTGTTCCGAGACTACGGGGTTCGTGCTTTTTCTGACGAAGAACTACGTAAAGTAGATGATGTTCGCACAAAGCGCAGCAGCCGTATCAGTATGTACCGTGACGAAATCTGGGAGCGTAAATAATGGCCGTCTACTCACTGGCTCCGCCCCCATCACTGGGCGTAGGCGAGAACAGTTTTGCTACATGGGATAACGGCTTTACTGTCGAACAAATCGAAAGCATTCGCGCCCTTGGCGATGCGCTACCACTTAACCCTGCTACAGTAGGGGATGGGAATTTATCGGATACGATACGGCTTTCCGAGACAGGCTGGATTGGGCTTAACCCAGACAGCACATTTATCTATGATACCCTCGGGTTCATCGCTCGCCAGTTAAACGGCCAGTTCTTCGACTTCGACCTTTTTGGGTTTGTCGAAGACATCCAGTATACGGTCTACCGTGAGAACGGTGGGCATTACGGATGGCATCTGGACCGTGGCTCTAGTGGAGGCCAAGCCCCGCGTAAGCTGTCTTTAGTGATGCAGTTATCAGACCCTTCCGAGTACGAAGGCGGGGACCTTGAGGTATTCACAGGGCTTGAACCTACGCAGATGGAGAAGAAGCAGGGGCTTGTTGTGGCGTTCCCCAGCTTTGTACTCCATAGGGTTACACCTATTACGTCTGGTACAAGACGTACTCTTGTGGTATGGCTATCCGGCCCAAAGTTTCGGTAGGTTTACTAAGATGCGTTTTGCTGCTTTGTTAGCTTTGTTAGCCCTTACTGGTTGTCAAGACCGTTTCCGGTACGACTGCCAAGACCCTGATAATTGGGAGGTTGAGGAGTGTAAGAAACCCAAATGCGTAGCATCGGGGTACTGCACCGAATACCTTGTGACGACGGGTGAGGATAAACATGAAGCCGACTAGGGAGTGGTCACCAGAGGAACTGCTGCGCTTCATCGTCGGTATTGTGCTGTCGGTGACGCTTACGTTTATTGTGGCTACTGTGCTATACTCACTGGTGTTTGTGTCGCAGCCAATGGATGGGCAAGCTCCAAACGATGCAGAGTTTTTTAAGCTGATTAACCCAATCGCTACGTTTATCGTGGGGGCATTAGCAGGATTGATGGCAGGGCAGGGTAGCGGCGCTATGCAAAAGAAGAAGGATGAAGAAGATGAGCTTTCTGAATAGTTTTGAAAGCAAACAGGACGGCGTCAACGACACCGTTGAGTTTGTTATTCGTGTGGCCATTGTCACGCTGTCGGCAGTTGTCCTTGTCGTTGTGCTGGCGCTTGTCTCTGGCCTGTTCATGCCGAACGATGTCATCGACAGCGCGGCTATCCTTGAAACGGTCAATCCTGCCTTCCAGACAATCATTGGGGCCTTTGTGGGCCTGCTCGGTGGTCTAAGCCTTAACGCCAATGCGCGTGATAAAGAAATCGAAGAGCCATCACCACTACCACCAACGCACGAACCGCCGCTCGAACTGACACCAGAAATGCAAGCAGCACCGCCTAAACCATACGACGATCCGCAGGGTACAGTCTTTATCGACATGCCCGAAGATGACGACGATGACGACATGGCCCCGTGGGAGAAGTACCGTAACGATCTGCGCTACGACGTAACCGGCGACGGCGTGGTTGACGAAGATGACTTTCCTGATTGGCGGAGTGCTGGCAAATGAGCATGATTGAACTTCAGAAGAAGATTGGAGTAACCGCAGATGGTGCATTCGGCCCGGGTACGTATAAAAAAGCTGCGGCTTTTTATAAGCTATCACCTGCTCGTGCTGCGCATTTCTTTGCTCAAACGGCGCATGAGTCGGGTGGCTTCAAAACGTTCAGCGAGAACCTGAACTATGGTGCAAAGGGGCTACGTGGTATTTTTGGCAAGTACTTCCCGACTGATGCGTTGGCTCGCGCCTACGAACGCCAACCACAAAAGATTGCCAATCGTGTCTATGCAAATCGCATGGGCAACGGACCTGAAAGCTCAGGTGACGGATGGAAATACCGAGGACGCGGTGCGCTTCAGCTTACCGGCAAGGATAACTACCGTGCGTTCGGAAAGTACATCGGGCGTGAGGAAGAAGTGCTAGATAACCCAGACCTTGTGGCTGGCGAACTCTGCTTCGAGAGCGCGCTTTGGTTCTTTGACCGAAACAAGCTGTGGGGTATCTGCGACCAAGGTACAGGCGACGGTGCAATCCTTGCGCTGACAAAACGAATTAATGGTGGTACACATGGTCTGGATGATCGCAAAGCGAAGACGAAAAAGTACGCCGCTTGGGCATGAGGAGATTGATATGGACTTGAAGAAAATCATCACGAAGATTGCCGTGAAGGAAGCTACCAACAAAATCCTGCCTATGGATGACGCGCAACCCAAGATGGGTAAGAAGGCTAAGATAGCCGGAATTCTCGGCGTAATCGCTACCATCGCCGCTGCCGGTGCGCAGTACCTCGGAGGCTAACTCCTACCAGTACTAACCTAGCCGGAAGGAGGGGGCTTACACATGTTTGGTTTTACCTCCTTCGCGGCTGCACCATTTGCTGCTCTCGGTACAGCATCTGTATCAGTTAGCCTCACAGGCGTTTCGGCCACTGGGTCTATTGGTGATACAACCGAGACTGGCAAAGCTAACGTATTCCCCACAGGCGTTTCGGCTACCGGGTCTATTGGTACAGCTACTGTAGCTGCCAAGAATAATACAACCCTCACAGGCGTTTCAGCCACCGGCTCTATTGGCGATACAACCGAGACCGGCAAAGCAAACACTACCCTCACAGGCGTTTCAGCCACCGGCTCTATCGGTGATACAACTGAAACCGGCAAGTCTAGCATTACCCTCACAGGTGTGTCTGCCACTGGGGTTATCGGTGATACAACCGAGACTGGCAAAGCCAGAGTAACTCTAGCTGGGGTCACAGGCGCAACGGCTCTCGGCACTGTTACTGCAGGGTCAGTAACTCCCGTACCTGTTACTGGGGTAGCAGCATCTGGTTCTATCGGCGTCGTTATGGTCGTCGGTAAGCAAAACACCAACGTCAACGGCGTTGTGGCTTCTGCCGCTGCTGGCACAGCCACGGTTTCTGGTAAGGCTAGCTTCTCTGTAACCGGCGTCTCGGCTACTGGGTCTGTCGGGGACACGACTGAGACTGCTAAAGCTAACGCAATCCTTACGGGGGTAACAGGCGCTGCTGCTATTGGCACCGCTACAGTAGCAGCCAAATCTAACACAACCCTAACAGGCGTCTCAGCTACTGGGTCTATTGGTACCGTATCGACTAGCGCCAGCCAGAATGTAGCCCTGACAGGCGTTTCAGCCACTGGGTCCATTGGAGATACAACCGAAGCTGCTAAGGCTAATACTTCCGTAACAGGCGTTTCAGCCACCGGCTCGATTGGTACCGCCGCTGCTGTTGTGACAGCAAGCGCCACCCTGACAGGTGTTTCGGCCACAGGCTCTATTGGGGATACGACCGAAACCGGCAAAGCTAACACCACCGTAACTGGGGTCTCGGCTACTGGCTCCATTGGTACAGTATCTGTATCTAATAAAGCTAATGCAGTCCTAACGGGTGTTTCGGCTACTGGCTCTATCGGTACAGCTACGACGAAGGTGGCCCAGAACGTAAGCCTTACTGGTGTTTCTGCCTCTGGATTTATAGGTACTACTAGCGTAAGACTTGGGGCTAGGGTATTCCCCGTTGGGGTTTCGGCTATTGGCAGTATCGGTTCCGTGCTTGTCTGGGGTCAAATTAATGATAACCAGACAGCTAACTGGGTACCTGTTAACGATAGCCAGACGGGAACGTGGACACAAGTTAACGACGGAAATACAGTGACTTGGGTGCAAATCCCAACGTAAGGAACGAAGATGGCAAGCACATATAGCAACCTTAAAATCCAGTTGATGGCCACAGGCGAGAACAGCGCCACTTGGGGTAACGTCACCAATACCAACCTTGGCACGGCGCTTGAAGAGGCTATTGCTGGCACGGCTGATGTCGCCTTCTCCAGTGCCAATGTTACCCTTACCCTGACGGATACAAACGCTACACAGACGGCGCGTAACATGCGCCTTAACCTGACGGGTACCGCGACTGCGGGCTACAACCTCATCGTACCTGCCATTGAGAAAACGTACATTGTTAACAACGGTACTGACGGCACAATCACGATTAAGAATGCTACCGGCACCGGCATTGCTGTACCTACAGGCAAAACCCTGTGGGTGTTTAACGATGGTACGAATGTTAAAGATGTCGTCACTCACCTTACGTCGTTGACGCTTGCCACAGTCCTCCCCGTTGCATCTGGTGGCACGGGTGGGAACACCGCTGCTACGGCGCGCTCGGCTCTTGGTGCTGCGGCTTCCGGGGCTAATACCGACATCACCTCTCTCAACGGTATAGTTACTCCGCTGAGCGTCGGGCAGGGTGGCACTGGGGCTAACACAGCAGCCTTGGCTCGTACGTCATTGAGCGCTGCAATTCTGGGTGCCAATAACGATATTACTTCGCTAAGCGGTCTAACCACTGCGCTTAGCATTGCGCAAGGTGGTACCGGAGCTAACACGGCAGCTTTAGCTCGTACTTCACTAGGTGCTACTACTGTAGGTGGGAACGTCTTCACGCTGACTAACCCGTCAGCAATCACGTTCCCTCGGTTTAACGCCGATAACACCGTGAGCGCATTGGATGCGGCAACCTTCCGTACCGCAATCGGTGCGGGTACTAGCTCGACTACGGGCACGGTTACCAGTGTAGGTGGTACAGGTACGGTTAACGGTCTCACACTCACTGGCACAGTGACGTCGTCTGGCAACCTTACACTCGGCGGCACGTTGTCTGGCGTCAACTTAACCTCACAGGTTACAGGTACTCTGCCACTTGCTAATGGTGGTACGAACGCAACAGATGCAGCGGGTGCACGCACAAGTCTTGGGGCTACCACGGTTGGCGGCAACATGTTCACGCTGGCTAACCCTTCAGCCATCACGTTCTTGCAAATTAACGCGAACAATACGGTATCGGCTCTGGACGCTGCTTCGTTCCGCACCGCAATCGGTGCTGGTTCTGGCGGTGGCTCGGTATCTTCAGTAAGTGGTACTGGCACCGTCAGCGGTATCACACTCACCGGCACGGTTACCACCACAGGCAACCTCACCCTCGGCGGTACGCTGTCCGTTGCTGCTTCCAACTTCTCTTCACAGACCGCTAATACGTTCTTGGCCGCTCCTAACGGTGCGGCGGGCACGCCGACATTCCGTGCGATAGTTGCTGCTGATATTCCTACGCTGAACCAGAACACTACGGGGACAGCAGGAAACGTCACCGGCACGGTGGGTGTTGCCAACGGTGGTACTGGCGCAACAACCCTTACGGGTGTCCTAAAGGGGAATGGGACTGGGGCTTTTACTGCCGCTACCGCAGGCACTGACTATGTGGTTCCCGGTGGCGCACTTGGCACACCTTCTTCCGGTACGCTTACAAACTGCACGTTCCCGACGCTTAACCAGAATACCACGGGTAGCGCCGCTACGCTGACTACGGCACGGACACTTACCATTGGGGCATCTGGGCAGACCTTCAATGGATCGGCTAACGTAACGTGGACCCTTACGGCTATTGGCGCGGCTGCTTCAGGTGCAAACACCGACATTACGTCCTTGAATAACACGACTACCATTAACGGCGTAACTATTGGCTACCGTAGCATCCCACGCTCAACCACGACGACCACGGCTGCTGTAGGGGACGTTGGTAAGTGCATCGCTGTGTCGGCTGGTATCACGATCCCGAACAGCACGTTTGCTGCGGGTGATGCCGTGTCGATTTACAATGATAGTGCCTCGGCAGTTACCATTACGGCGGGCGTCACAACGCTGCGTCTTGCGGGTACAACCACTACGGGCAACCGCACGCTGGCCCCACGGGGCATGGCTACCGTCTGGTTCAACAGTGCAACCGAAGCAATCATTTCCGGCGCAGGGGTCACTTAATGAGCGGTATTCATATGGCGCTGCTTGGTAGCGGCGGGTTCACTCCTGTAACTAACACGTATACGTCGGGCGGCGGAACCGAGACTGTACCTGCGGGTGCGACTTTGGTCGTTATCACTGTTGACGGCGGCGGCGGTGCCGGTGGCTATAACAGCACTACCCTCGGCGGCGGTGGAGGTGGCGGCTCACGGACTGTTAAAACGATTGCAGTAGTGAGTGGTAACACCATGACTTACGCAGTCGCCGGTACAGCCGTAGGGCGTACTACCCAAGGTATCGGTACCAATGGTAATACCTCCACTGTCTCGGGCACCGTATCAGGCGGTTCAGTAAGTTTGTCAGCCGGTGGCGGCGTAGGCGGTAATACCACTGCCGGTGGAGCAGGTGGTACGGCAACAGGTGGCGATACCAATACCAGCGGCAACACTGGTTCTGATAATACAAATGACGGTACTGGTGGGGATGGTGCTGGCGGCGGTGCTGGCGGTGCTTATACAGGAACGATTGCTGGTTCGCCTCCGGGCGGCGGTGGTGGCGGTAGCGGTCTTGATGCTTCTAACGTACAGTCTGGCCAAGGTGCCCGTGGCCAAGTTTCGTTTGCTTACACTTAAGAGATAGGTAGCTAATGTCCTTCATCAAGCTCCAGTTTAAGCCCGGTGTGAACCGCGACCAGACCGATTATTCGGGCGAAGGCGGCTGGTATGCTTGTGACAAGATCAGGTTTCGTTCGGTTTACCCTGAGAAGATTGGTGGCTGGACTGATGCAGGCCCCGCTGGCAATGCTACGTTCCTTGGCACTTGCCGTCAGATGTGGAGTTGGATTACCACATACAGCGATGATTTTCTCGGACTAGGTACGAACCTTAAGCTGTATATCCAGAACGGTACCGGCGGCGACTACGCAGACATCACCCCTTTGCGTGCCACTGCGCCAACCTACACAGGTGCCAACACCACTAACTCGATCTACACCACTAATGGGTCGAATGTCGTACGGGTGACGCTGGCTGTAGACCCCAGTGCTACTGCGGGTAATTACGTAGATATATCTGGCGCTACGGCAGTAGGGGGTATCCCAGCCGCTGAGCTTAACGACACGCACCTTATTACAACTTCAGGCACACCCGCTAACTCCTTCACTTTCACCACTACCACTGCTGCTACTTCGACAGTGTCCGGTGGTGGCGGTTCGGGTATCACGGTCAGTTTTGAAATTGACACTGGTTATGCCAGCGCAACCTTGGGTTACGGCTGGGGTACAGGTGCATGGAGTCGCGGCGCATGGGGTTCTAGCTCTACCAGCCCAATTACCTTAGCGCAGCGTGACTGGTGGATGGACAACTTCGACAACGACCTTGTGGCTAATATCCGCAATGGCGCACCCTATTACTGGGAGCGCGGGACTACGGTTAGCCCTGTCACTGCGCTTGCCACTCGGGCTATTACGTTACAGACATATGCTACGAACCAAGGGTACAGTGCTAACGACGTCCCGATCAAGGTCATGCAGCTTCTGGTATCACAGCAGGATAAGCACCTGTTGGCTTTCGGCGCTGTGCCTTTTGGTAGCGTAAACCCAGATGATTTTGACCCACTACTTATTCGCTGGGCATCGCAGGATAGCCCCGGCGAGTGGGGGCCGACTGTTACCAATAGTGCCGGTTTCCTGCGCGTTTCGCGTGGATCGCGTATTGTTCGTGCACTACCAACTCGTCAGGAAATCTTGGTTTGGACTGATAGCAACCTCTATACGCTTCAGTTCCTTGGGACGACTGATGTCTTCGGCATTCAGGAATATGCGGATAACATCTCAGTTGCCTCACCTCGGTGCATGATAACTGCTGCCAACGTCGTCTACTGGATGGGGCAGGACAAGTTCTATGCCTACACGGGCCGCGTCGAAACGCTTCCGTGCACCTTGCGTAACCATGTGTTCATGAACATCAACTTCGAGCAGTCGGACCAGATTATCTGCGGCACCAACGAGCAATGGAACGAAGTGTGGTGGTTCTACCCGACAGCAGATAGCAATTATAACAATGCCTACGTAGTGTATAACTACCTCGACCAAGTCTGGTATTACGGCACCATTGACCGTACGGCATGGCTCGATACCCCACTACGCCATTTCCCACAGGCTGCGAATACCGCCGCAGACTCTACCTCCGGCTATCTCTATAACCATGAGGATGGTATCACTGACGCTGGTCTGCCGATGGAAGCTTATATCCAGTCGAACGACTTCGATCTTGATGATGGTGAGCAGTTTATGCTCACACGGCGTATCATCCCTGATATTGATTTTGCGGGGTCTACAGCCCCGACAGTACCGGCTGACCCCAACCCCGAAGCCACACTTGAGATCAGGAGCCGTAACTTCCCCGGCAATGCGTTCAATACCAACACGGCTGACACGGCAAAGGTAACGCAAACTGCAGTCGGTGCTTTCACAGGGCAGGTCTTCATGCGTATCCGTGCGCGGCAGATGGCGCTCAAAGTGAGTTCCAACGACACAGTTACCCAGTGGCAGCTTGGCGCACCGCGTCTTGATGCACGCCCAGATGGTAAACGCTAATGGCTCTCGACCTCTTCAACGCACCTCCGCTACCCAATCCACCAAAGGACTGGGACGCGCAGTATATGCGGCAGGTTATCCGCGTAATCGAAATCTACTTTGCGCAGTTGGACTCACGCACTCCCAACAATGCGGAGAAGTACACGGCTGACTTCTTTTACGGGAGCGGCGTCCATCTCTCTTTCCCTTACGGCCAGTTCCAGAGCCAAACAGACCAGACCGCAGCCGCTATAGATGTGGCTTACGCAATTACCTACGACCAGTCCGACTTCTTAGACGGGGTTACGCTGAGCAGTGGTTCGCGGCTCACAGTGCCGACCGAAGGCGTGTACGCCGTCACCTTTAGTATCCAGTTCAAAAACACGACCAACGACGTGCAAGATGTTGACATCTGGTTACGCAAGAATGGGGCTGACATCGCTGATACTAATAGCCGGTTTTCTCTTTCACCGCGCAAAGGCAGTGGTAATCCTTCACACTTAATTGCGACAACGACAATCATGGTCGAGCTAGCTTCAAACGATTACGTCGAAATTATGTGGCATGTTACAAATACAGGTGTGAGCATAGAGCATTTCCCAGCGGTTACATACTCAGCGGGCGTAACTCCTACACATCCAGCCACACCTTCGGCTATTGTGCAGGTTGAGTTTGTATCGGAGGTTACGTGATGCGTAAGGGCTTTAGTTTTGGACAAATTACCGTTATAAGCGCAGTGACAAGGTAGGAAATAACTATGGACCCTCAACAGATGGTACAGCCGTACAGTGGTACAATGGGGGGCGGTCTTCCTGTCCATACTAATCCACTGGCGCAGAAGCTTCAGTCGCAAGGTCGCGGTGAAGACTCGATGCTCGTGCACATGACCCCTCACGAGGTTGGTGGGTTGCAGGCGCTCGCTATGGCCCATGGTGGTTCACTTACAATCAACCCAGAGACTGGCCTTCCTGAAGCTGGCTGGCTTGGTAAACTACTTCCGCTGCTTGTTGGTGTGGGCCTGAACTTGGCTCTGCCCGGTGTTGGTGCTGCTATTGGTAGTGCGTTAGGTGGTATCGGTGGTGCTGCTGGTACGGGTGTTCTTGTCGGTGCGGGTACTACCGCGATCACAGGCGACCTTAAGAAAGGTCTTATGGCTGGCCTTAGCGCGTACGGCGGTGCTTCGTTGGCTGGCGGTATCAAGGGTGCTATCAGCGGCGCAGTTGCACCAACTGCTGCGGCTCCTGCTGCGGCTACCGAAGTTGCAAAAACTGCAGGTACAGAAGCTGTAAAGACTGCGGGTACCGAAGCTGCGCAGCAGACTGCTCAAGCAGTTGCCAAAAAAGGTCTTGGCGGTTTCATGCAGGGCTTTGCCAATACTGCTAAGGGCGTACCGCTTGGTGGCGGTCCTGCCGCTACTGGGTTCCTTGCTAAAGCTGCTGTCCCCATGGCTATATCCGGTGCGTATGGTGGCATTTCTAACGCATTTGCACCGAAGGGTGGTGACGGCGGACAGTCAGGCGCAGTGGATAACTCCTATCAAGGTCCGTACTCCAACGAGCAGCGCAATGTTATTGCCGCGCCCCAAGCTGCGGAACTCAAAGACCCTGCTTTCTCAGGTGAGCGTACTTGGTTCGACCGGTCAGTACCGGGGGTATTTAACGCACAAGGGCAGCAGGTATTGCCGGGGTCAAACACCGCTCCGGGCACCATGCTCATGACGCCGATGCTTAACCCGAATGCCAAAAAGGGTCAGCCGATGTACTCGTTCTCGCCGCAGCCTTATATGGGCCAGCAGGAAGAGGAAGAGCAGCAGATGCCGGGTTATGCTGATGGTTGCGTAGTCCATATGAGCGCTGGGTCGTTTGTTATGCCCGCCCGCGAAACTGCTGAGTTTGGTAAGGGCAGTGGACGTGCGGGACAAAAAATTCTTGCTGGCCTTGGCGGCATCCCCATTAATGGTCCCGGCGACGGCACCAGCGACTCTATCCGTGCCAGCATTGGCGGGCGTGAGGCTCGCGTTGCAGATGGCGAAGTCCACTTCCCTCCCGAAGCAGTCCGTCGTATTGGTAAAGGCAGCGAAAAGCGCGGTACAGATAAACTGTATGCGATGATGAAGCGGGCGGAGCAGTCGCGTAAGAAAGCAGCGCGTGGCGGTGACGGCCTTAACGTAGCTAAAGGACTTCGTGCAGTATGAGCGACATCCATATCAGCCTAGTACCCCCGGAGCATGTGCCTGCCGCATGGGAGTCTGTTGAGCCGTTCATGGAACGTGCAGTGGAAATGACTAACGGACGCTACGCTATTGAAGACATCTACGATGCGTTGATGCACCGCAACCATAACCTTTGGATTGTGTTTACGGGAAATCGTGTACTCGGCTCGATGGTAACCGCCATTCGGCAATACCCACGCAAAACATACCTTGAGCTTTCCTTCATTGGTGGCGACGAAGGTATGGAGTGGAAAGATCAAATGCTCGACATTTTGCAACGTTGGGCTTACGACAATAACTGTAACGGTATAGAGTCCTGTGCGCGTCTTGGTTGGGCCAAGATTTTCAAGGATGATGGCTACCGCCCCATGTGGCAGATGTTTGAGCTACCCATGGGTGAAGAAGGGCTAGGAGAATAATATGTCCAGTGGTGGAGGTGGCACTAGCACACAGTATGTGAAGTCGGAGACGTCTAACCTCCCGGCTTACGCACAGCCGTATTATCAGGACCTTATGAACCGTGCGCAGGCAAACCTGACCACGCCTTACCAACCGTATCAAGACGCTAGCGGTAACCCCATCCAGCGCATCGCGGGGTTCACACCCCAACAGCAGCAGCTTCAGCAGAACATCTTGAGCCAGCAGACGCCGGGTCAGTTTGGCGCAGGCTCACAGCTTGCTGCCACTGCCGGTCTTGGCGCGCTTCAGGCAGGCCAATATAACCCGAACCAGTTCAACGCCCAGCAGATTGGCCAGCCTACTCTTAACCAGTATGCTATGCAGGGTCCGAATGACGTACAGGCTATGATGCAGAATGCCCCCCAGATGGCTACTGCTCAGACAGGGTTTAACCCAAGCCTGACTAATTATCAGATGCAGCAGCCGGATAATGTACAGGGTAACAATGTACAGGCGCAAGACATGCAGGCTGCGCAGACGGGGTACAACCCGAACCTAAATGCTTACCAGATGGGTAACGTGCGGGATGTCGCAGGGCAGAACACCAGCGCGCCTACGATGCAGGCCGCGCAGACTGGGTACCAGCCTAACCTGAACTACTTCCAGATGGAGGGTCCGGGCAGCTTCGGTTCCACGCAAGCTTCGCAGTACATGTCGCCGTACATGCAGAATGTGGTTGACGTTCAAAAGAGCGAAGCAATCCGTGATGCGCAGAAGGGGCAGCTTGCCCAGAACCTCGGCTCTGTACGTCAAGGTACATATGGTGGTGCCCGTCAGCTTCTTGCTGGTACCGAGCGTGAGCGCAACCTTGGCTCTCAGCTTGGGCAAATCCAAGCTCAGGGGTCGCAGCAAGCGTTCCAGAACGCGCAGCAGCAGTTCAACACAGAGCAGGCTGCGCAGCAGCAGGCAGGTCAGCAGAACCTTGCGGCTCGTCTTGGCGTCCAGCAGTTGGGTACCCAGTCGGGATTGCAGGCCACTCTTGCGAACCTTAGCAACGAGCAGCAGGCTGCGGTTAACAATCAGGCTTTGCAGTTCCAAGCGAACGGTATGAACTCACAGCAGGCGATGCAGGCGGCGCTAGCTAACCAAGGTGTAGACGTTACACGCGGTCAGCAGAACCTAGCTTCACAGCTTCAGACCCAGCAGCTTGGCACCCAGACCGGTGCCCAGATGGCGTTGGCTAACCTCACGAACGAGCAGCAGGCGCGGGTCAATAATCAGGCACAGCAGTTCCAAGCGCAGGGGATGAACGCCCAGCAGGCAATGCAGGCGGCGTTGGCTAACCAGCAGGCGGGTCTTACCACCGGCCAGCAGAACCTTAGCGCTAACCTACAGACGCAGCAGCTTGGCATCCAGACGGGTCTTCAAGCGGCGTTGGCTAACCTGTCTTCTGCCCAGCAGGCTAACGTGCAGAACCAAGCGGCTCAGCTTCAACAGCAGGGTCTTAACCAGCAGCAGGCGCTGCAGGCCGCTATGGCTAATCAGCAGATGGGCTTTAACACTGGCCAGCAGAACCTTAACGCTGCGCTGCAGACACAGCAGCTTGGTGCCCAGACGGGTCTTGCTGCACTCCAGTCGAACCAGCAGTTTAACCTCGAAGCTCAGAAGCTTGCGGAGCAGTCGCGTCAGTTTGGTGCGCAGCAGGGGCTGGCAGGTTTGGCTCAGGCTAACCAGTCGGCTCAGACACTCGCCAACCTCGGCAGTGCGCAGCAGCAGAGCGACTTGGCCATGTACAACCAGCAGCAGGCGACAGCGGCTCAGCAGCAGGCATTGCAGCAGGAAACGATGTCCCAGCAGTATCAGGACTTCCTGAACCAGCGGGACTATTACAACCAGCAACTGCAGCAGTACAGCAGCTTGCTGCAGGGTGTCCCTATACAGCCAAACACGACTTCAACGCAGTCAAACCCTAATCCGGGTCTCGCTCAGCAGATCATGGGTACGGGCCTTGGCGCAGCCAGCATCTATAAGACTTTCGCGGGTGGATAATCATGGAAACTAAACCGTTCAGCATTCAGTCTCCTGAAGCAATCGCCAAGCAGTACGCTGGCAACAAGCAGAAGATTGCTCAGGCCATGCAGATGGGTATCATTGACCCGACTGCGGGTACGCTGGCTGGTATGTTCATTGACCGTATGCGTTCCGCTGCGCAGCAGGAGCAGACGCCACAGCAAACTGTTGCTCAACAGGTTATGGCTCCGCAGCCCCAAGCTGCTCCTCCGGCTCCACCTATGGGCGCTCCGGCTGGTCTTGGTGCTACTCCGCAAGCTGCACAGATGGCTCCGCCTATGGGTCAGCCTCCTGCTATGGGTCAGCCTAGCGCTCCACCTCCCGGTATGGCTATGGGCGGCATGGTTCCGCCGTATGCTTCTGGCGGTCTGACTGACCTCCCTATCCCCGATGCCATGTTTGATGAACCAAACAACGGTGGCTATGCCAGCGGTGGTATCGTTGCGTTTTCTACGGGTGCTGAGGGTGAAGTAAAAACACCTGAACAACTAGCAGCCGAAGAAGCGGCACGGAATGGTATTATAGTTAACGCGCCGCAGAAAGTTGCTCCGGCTAGGTCTCTTGGCGCAGCGGCTGCGTTCGATAGCCCTAATAGCATCTTTGGCATGAGCGGCGACCTGATGACCAACCTTACCAATTATCAGGACATGTATACTCCTCAGACAAAGCAACAGGACCGTCTGACAGCGGCCTATGAGGAAGAGCTTACTCCTGAGAGCATTAAGAAAGCCAAGAAGGAAGATATGTGGATGGCTTTGGGGCAGATTGGTGCCAAGATGGCTTCCACCCCCGGCTCGTTCCTGCAGGCTGCTAGTGCTGGTATGGCTGAGGCTCTGCCCGGTATTCGTGCCTCGGCTAAGGAACGTAAAGCTGACCAACGTCAGTTGCTTAAGAACCTGCAGGAGCAGGAAGGTCTTAGCAACAAGGAAGCTAAGGAAGCTGCGGGTATCGCTCTGGATATGCAGACCAAGTATGGTTCGCTTGCTCAGGCTTTGCAGGACAACTCCTTCAAGGAACGCTGGGCGCAGATGGATGATGCTACCAAGCGTTATATTGCTAAGCTTTCGGCTGGCGCGTCGAACTTTAGTGCTATGATGGGTATGCAGGGTACGTTGGGTGCGGCGAAGTACGGCTACGAACGCGAAGTCTTGCAGCAGGATAACGCAAACCAAAAGGTTCTCGAAGGTCTCATTGGCTTTGGTGGTCCTCTCAATAAGGCTGCTAAAGCTGCTGAGGCAGAGGGTAGGTTCCCAACATGGTTCCGTGATACACTTATTGGTATGCGAACCACAGGTGGTGGTGGTGGTAGTGGGTATGGGCCACCTCCACCGGGGGCGGTTGAGAGAGTAGGAAAGTAAATGCCAGACGCCAAGTACAAAGTTAAGGTTGGCGATGCTGAGTATCTTGTAACTGCCCCGGACGCTAACACGGCGTGGCAGTGGGCAAACATGACCCACGAAAAAGAAACTGCTAAGGCTGCGCCTACCGCGCAGGCCGCCGCTCAACCTGCGCCTGTTAAAGACGGCAGTCAGGATGAAGGCGGTTTCTTCTCCGAGCTTGGTAAGGGGTTGCGTACCGGACTTAATCAGCTTTCTAATGTCCCTTCGGCTTTTGGGCTGCAGATGTCTGCGGCTGGTGCAACGGAATGGAAAGATACGCTCAACCTGTTCAATCAGATTGATGCCGGTAAGTACAAACCCAAAGAGTTTATGTCCCCCGCTGCTGCCGCTGCAATTAGCGAAGGAGCCGCAAGTGACCCAAGGATCGTAGGTACCGGCCCCGAACGTGCGGCATACGCATACGCAAATGCGTCCCCAAAAGAACGTCAGGCTATGCGGGATCGTTTTGCTAAATTCCAAAAACGAGATGTGGAAGACGTAAAAGCAGGTGTTGCTGAGCAGGCTAAGGAAGCCGCAAAGATGGCCCCGTACCAAGCGCGTGTCGGGCGCGCTAGCGACGTTGGTAGCCTTGCAGACCTCCGCGATTATGTAGGTGGGACTGCAGGTGCTGTGCTGCCCCAGCTTGCTGCCGTTATGGGTACAGCAGCACTCACAAGGTCGCCTGTTGCTACCGCCGCAGTCAGCGGTTCGATGACTTACGCTCAGGGTACGGAACAACGCATCCGCTTTATTCAAGAACAGGTAAAGAGTTTGCCTCCTGAGGAGCAGGCTGCTGCAATCGGGGATTACCTAAAGAAGACCCAAGACACGACAGCTATGGTCGCCATCGCTACCGGTGCGCTCGACCTTGCTGGTCCCGCCGGTACCATTCTTAGGAAGAGCTTGGTTAAGGAGCTTGGTAGCGAAGTCGCCTCTAGGACAGTGAGGGAAGCGGTTAAGGAAGGTGTTCGCCGTGCGCCCAGAGAAATTGGTGAGGAAGTCCTTACCGGTGGCGCGCAGGAAGCTGTTGCCATTGCGGGTGAACGTAACATTGGTGAGCAGAAGGGCGACATCCTTACCAAAGATAACCTTGTGCGGGTATTTGACTCCGCCATTGCTGAAGGTATCGGCGGTGTAGCGGGTGCTAGTATCAATACCGCTGCGGGTGCGGGTGCAACTGCGCTGCGAAACCGAGTACAAAAGGGAGCCGAACGCGAGCTTGCACGACAGGCTAAGGCTGCGGGTATTGAACTCGACGAAGAGTCGATTGGTGCTACCTACAGCGCGCTGGTCAATAAATACGTAGCTGAAGGTATGACTGAGGATCAGGCAATGATCCAAGCCAGCCGCGCCCTACCTAGCACTATCGGTGTTTCCGGCGATGAGCTTGGGGTGATAACTCCTTCGGGTGGTGCGCCAGCGGCTGCGCCTACAGTTAGCGTAGCTGACGTTAACGCCCCGGGGACTAATGTTGCTACCCCTACTACAACACCTGCATCACTACAGGCAGTTACTCCTGAGAAGGTAGCGGAAGCTTTACCAGTTATCGACGCCGAGTTTGCGGAATACGCAGACGACATCGAGACTGAGTACGGGGTCACCGAGCTTACGCCGGAAATCCGCAATGCTGTTGCAGAGCTTGTTGTCTCGTCGCCCGGTATCGCGCCGATTGATGCTATCGGTAGCGTGCTTGAGCGCGCCGAACGCGCAGCGGCTACTACGGCTGCACCTACCACCGCGCCGGTTGCACCTACTGCTGCTGATATAACGGCTCCGATTGCGGATACCGCCAACCCAATTGAAATTACTCCTGCCCCCGCGCTTGATACCGTTGAGGCCGCACCTGTTCTTGATATGTCGGCCCCACTTAAGCAGCGGACTGTGGTTGCGCAGCAGCTTGTGGCGGATACGATAACCAACGACCCCACTCTTGCTGGCCTTGAGATTACAGACCGGCAGCAGGCGATGGCAAAGAACCAGCTTGCGAATGGTCGTCAGCCTGATGCTGCTGCAGCTATCAACGCAGTCCTTAACAAAACCCAGCTTGCGGCTATTACTCCGCAGCCTGAAATGGAAGCTCCGGCTACTCCGATTGTTCCCGGACCACCTTCGGTTGACCAAGTTGCGGTGGCTCCTGTTGCAGCGGCTATCGAGCAGGCAACTGCACCTACTGGTAGCGTTATTCCTTCGCTGGCTGAGACAGCAGCGCGTGATGTCGGTATTGTGGAAGCCCCTGCACCTGTTGAAGAAGCGGTAGCTGAGCCTGAGCCAGTAGCCGAAGAGGCCGCACCTCTTACACCACAGCAAGAAGCGGTAAACCGTGGCCTTGACCCAGCGATGTTCAGTGAAGGTGTACGCGATGTACAGCGTGGTGCCGAACCACTGACTGACCAGCAAATCCTTGATGCGCAAGGGCAAGAAGCTCTGGATGCCTATAAGGCTGGTATGGAGTACGAAACCCAACGCACGGCTGAGCCAGTAACCGAGGAAGCCGCACCCGAAGTTGTACAGGAAGCTGTACAGGAAGAGGCCGCACCTACGCCCGTAGAAGAAGCTGTGGCCGAAGAAGTCGCACCTGAAGTAGCAGTTGAAGAGGCTGCGCCCGAGGTTGACCCTTATGACGCTATGCTGGACGAAATTGAAACGGCGCTTATTGACGAAGAGATCGACGACAAAGCGTACAAGCTGCTCAAACTTGCAGCGTCCACCCGTCGTGTGCCTGTCGAAAAGATAGCGCAAACACTCCAGCAAAACAAAGACCGGTACGGCGAAGAGCAGATGAGCGAAGCCGAAGACCGGTTCAATCAACGCTATCGCCCCGGCACTGAGAATGTAGGCATTCCGCTCACCGATGCGCAAGCTGCTGTGGGTGTAGCCGCTAAGGGTATTGGTGCTACTCCTAATGTGGTGCAGTCATTTGCCGACCTACCCCCCGAAGCCCAGCAGCAGGCCGAGGCGGATGGCGCGACAGATGCAGCCGGTATCACTACCCTTGATGGGCAGGTACATCTTATTGCCGACCAGCTTGCTGATGCTGCTGACGCGGTGGCTACCTTGTACCACGAAGTCTTGGGGCACGTTGGTTTGGCGCGGTTGTTCCGTAGCCGTCTCGATACTCGCCTCAAGGAAATGTATCGCGGCAATAAGAAGCTGCGTGATGATACTGATGCGTTCATTGCTGAGAACCCCGACGCATACCCCAATGACCCAGACCCCCTTGCCCGTGCAGTAGAGGAAATCCTAGCGCAGCGGTCAGAAGCCGGTAAAATTGAAGCTAGCCTGCTGACCAAGATTGCTGGGGTCATCAAGGATGTCGGTCGCCGTATCGGTATCAAGTCGAACTTCAGTGATGCTGAGGTCGAAGCTATCCTCTCGCGTGCACACGATATGGCCATTAACGGTACGCAAGAAGGTGAAACCGGCCAGCGCTACGCTCGCAAAAAGAAGACTGGGCCGAGCAAAGAACTGCAGCGGGCTGAGGAGATGCTTAGGCGTTCACGCAACCCGGGCAACGCTAACAAAGCTGCTTCGATTATTATGTCAGTACAGCGCAGCAGCCGCCGACTTAACCATCTAATGCGCATCATCCCCAACGTTATCACGACTAAGCGTGGCCGTATTATGCTGCAGTTTCTCACTCCCGATAACGTGCTTCGCTTGGCAAAGCGCCAGTCGAGGGCGCTTGGTTACCGTCTCGATAAGGTAGCGCTGGGAATGCAGCAGATGCGTTACGCTTCCACAGCTATGCGGGCTACGTTAGCCAAGCAGACTTATCGTTGGAGCAAATTCAATGGTAAGTTCAAGGAAGGTGCTGCGTTTCTTTCTGACGTAATGAACCTTGCTACCCTGTACAATATCGACCCGCGCCTTGCGTCCAACGTCCGTGACTTCATCGCACAGGACGAGAAGATCAAGGCAATCATCGCAGACCCTAAGCTGGGGCAGCGTGCTAAAAACAACCGGATTAAAGCCCGTACTGAACTAGCTGAACTGGTGTACAAAAACTGGGACGCCCTTGCGGCCCCCGCAAACGGCAACGGTGAAGGCCAGAAAATCTTTGATATGGCTGCTAAAGCTTATCGGGAAACTTTTGATCGCCAGCTTGCAGCGATGATAAAGCGTATCGACCAGTCGGGCCTCTCTGATGCCCGCAAGGCTGCTGCTACCAAAAACATAAAAGATGTATTTGCTGAAGCTGAAAAGGTTGGCCTCTACTTCCCGCTTGGGCGTGAAGGTGATTACTGGATGCGCGTCGGCACTGGTGAAAGCCGTGAGTACCACCAGTTCACCAGTCAGGTTGAACGCGACCTTGCTATGCGTGAACGGCATGATGAAATGGTCGAGAACGGCGATACGCGTTCGTATGACGATATAATTCGCTCAGGTGAAATTAGTTCTGGCGATACCGCAAACGATTTACAGAAGGACATCGTAGAGAACGACCCTACCAACCTGATGCAGTCGCTGCTCAACGAGCTTGATGCAGGTAACCTACCTGACATCAAAGCTGTCAAAGAGCAGGTTACCCAGATGTTTATCCAGACGATGCCAGCGACCATGCAGGGTGCAGCCATGCAGCGGCGTAAAGGTGTGACAGGTTTCACGGCTAATACCCTGCGTACCTTCGACATCACGCAGAAAGCAGCAGCCAGCCGCCTTGCGCGTCTTGAGCATGGTAACACTGTACGTGACAACCTTGCTATGGCCTACGCTCTTATCCAGAACGATCCTGAGCAAGACAGGCTGAAGCCCTATGTCGATCAGATGGCCGAGTTTGCTGGGCGTCAGATTGCCCCTACTCAGGGTAACTCATTTGCGGAATTTATGGCGACCACGGCGAACCGTGCCGTATTCTATTACACCATGACCGCTCTCAAGACGGCCATCATCCAACCTCTGCAGCTTACGACTGTCGGTATGTCAGCCCTTACACGGGATTACGGTTGGCGTGCCCCCGCCCACGCGATACGGTATATGTCCCACTTCTATAACCTGATGGGTACCTCGAAAGTTGATGAAGACGGCAATGTCCTCACTAACTGGGGCCAGCCTTCTATGGGTGATAGCGGCTACATCAACAACCATCACGACCCTGAAATGCGGGAAGTGCTTAAGGCTCTGTGGAATGGTGGTGACCAGCGCGGGATGTACAACCAAAACTTTACCGGCGATGTTATGGGAGAACGGCAGCAGGAGTATGGGCTGGGTGATAACCCTACCCTCTCCGCCACCCGCAAAACCTTGAACTTCGTGGGTAACTTCATGACGGGGGCAGGGTCGCACACTGAACGGCTTTCCCGTGAAGTGATGTATATGTCTGCGGCTGAGCTTGAATATAAGAAGCTTCGGAAGCAGGGTCTCGACAAAGCGGAAGCTATTAAACGTGCGGAGCAGAAAGCTGCGGACCTTACCATAGAAGCCCTGTTTGACTATAACCCTGATGCAAAGCCGATGGTTGCCCGTGGGCCGATAGGTCGCATCATGTTCCAGTTTGCGACCTTTCCGATGTACATGAGTTCGCTCCTCATCAGGAATTTTTACAACGCTGTGAGCCTTAAATCGTCAGTGAAAGAACGTGTCGATGCTTCGATTATGTTTTTCGGCTCTCTGGCCAGCACCTATATGTGGGCCGGTGCCACCGGTATGCCACTGTACACGCTGTTCATGGGGCTTGCTGACGTTGCACGAGAGCTATTCCGCCCCTTGCTCGAAGATGAAGACGAGGAATATAATGAGGACTCAGGTAACCCGTTAGCCTACGCCAGCATGGACCTTTGGTTCCGTACGTACTTCATCCCCCGCTACATTGGTGGTGAGATGCAGCAACGTGCGGTCGAGATGGGGCCTATCTCCGCCTACACTGACGTCAATTTTGGGTCGTCTATGTCCCTCAACGATATGTTTTTCCGTGAGCAGAAAGAGTCCAAGGACGTAGCTGATGCCGTGCAAAACCTTATGCTGAGCATGGGTATCGGTGCTACTGGTAGCGTAATTGGGCAGGTGGCTGATGGCATTGACTTTATGCTTAAAGGCGACGGTGACCGTGCGCGTGAGAAGCTCATGCCGCTCAACTTCCTGCGCCAGCCCCTGATTGCTAAGCGCCTTCAGGAAGATGGGTATATTACTCCTAAGGGCGTAGCCCTTAAGGAACCGGAGTTCTACACTTCGCCTAAGTTGTTTATGCAAGTGCTGGGCTTTGGTTCGACTGAGGTAGCACAGCAGCAGAAACAGAACATCTTGTTCAGCAGGATTACCAATGAGGTCGATGCTAAGCGCGAAAGGGCTATGAACCGCTATAGCGCCGCTGTGTACAAAAATGAGCGACAACCATCAGCAGAAAACTCCGCCGCAGTCGATGATGCCGAGCGGCTGATGGAAGAATACAACATGGACTACGGTAGCATCAACCCAATCATGGGTGACCAGATTGAACAGTCTGTACGAGGGTACATGGAAGACCGTGAAGCAGCTAAGGAGCTAAAGGGTATCCAGACCAATAAGATTTACCGCCCACTTGCCGAAGCCATGCGGGAACCGCGATAAATAAAAAGCCCCCCAGTTGGTGCAAACTGGGGGGCTTATGGTGCTAGAGGGCACCGAGGAAGGAGCAACTTCCTGACACAGTGTGATACTCACTGACGCCAGATGCGTAAACCCCTAATACCGTCGCAAATCACGACTTTCATCAAAATCTTTATCCGCAGACGTCCGCAGACGTCCGCTATGCTCCGCTTAGCCTCCACGATGTCGAGGCAAGGGAAGAACATTGACCTACCTCTTTTGAAGGTACGCCAGTCAATGTCGTAATCAATCTCCCCCACTCTCATCCGTCTGCTCCGCAGCGTCGGTACCCACGATGCTATCCAAGTTGAGGAAGCCGCTCACAGACGTATCAAACACCAGCGAGTAGACCCCCGGCGTGATAACCTTCATGCCCTTCGACAGCCGCTTCACCTCTGGCTTGAGGTAGATGCCCTGCTTCTTAAGCTGGTCGAGGGTTTCTTTGTAGTTAATCTGGGTGTCAACGCAGTCGTTCTTGAAGTGCTTCGCAGCGATGTACATGCGGTTGGTATCTGGCTCGTAGCGTACCAGCAGTTCACCCTTCGGCTCAAGCTGCGGCAGCATCGGCATCTGTGTGCGGCGGTCCACCTTGTCATTTACGACGAGGATGTTCTGCATGTGGCGGTTCAGATAGTCACCGATGATGGTAGCAAGGTCGGTAGCTGGTGGCTGCACATCTTCGCGCAGGGTATTCAGCATCTGGGTAGCCCACTTGTAGATGCGCTTCATGTCCCAGTCGATGAGGCCAAGCTCCTTGGCAATCAAGCCGCCAGTGATATTCGCGGAGATAACGGCGGACCAGAAGCGTTCACGCTGCGTCAGCTTAAGTTCGCGGTCCAGTTTGGCTTGGATGTGTTTGAGCGTATCAAGCACCTCCTTCTTCTTTTTGAGCAGGTAGGTAGCGTAGATTGTCCCTGCATGGCCGTAGTTACCGAACAACTGGTGGTCGAACATCTGCTTCGCATAGTCCACCTCAACGACATCGGAGTAGTCAATCTTGTCCTCCAGCATACGCATCATCTCGCCATCCGGCGTAGCCTTCGCCTTAATCAGCTTTTCGTAGAAGGATGCGTTCGAGGAGCAAAGGCTGATTGTCTGCCAGCGGGTGTTGTTGACGCGCAGCTT